AGAAAATCCTACTGTTGAAGAAATTCCAGTAGAAGATAATAAAGATACAGAAAAAGAAGAAACTCCAGCAGTAGAAGAAAATGATAATACAGAAAAAGAAGAAAATCCTACTGTTGAAGAAAATGAAGATTCAAATGTAGAAGAAAGTCCTACTGTTGAAGAAACTCCAATAGAAGAAACTCAACCTACTCAAGAAGTACAAGAACCAGTAGTTGAAGATAATAAAGATATACAAAAAGAAGAAACACCAGCAGTAGAAGAAACTCAACCTACTCAAGATAATAATAATGTTCAAGAAGAAGGAAATAGTAAAACAGATGAACTTCATAGTAGATTACAAAATAATTTATTTGGAAGAATATTCTTAGGATAAATGTAATATTTGGTGATGATATAATTTATATCATCACCAAATTATAATTGAATTATTTATAAGGGGGTAAAAATATGAAAATTAAAAAAATAATAGTGTGTGGTTTAATAATAATTATTATATTAACAAGTGGGTTTGTCGTATATAAGAAAATTTCAAATAATGATAATAATAATAATTTAAAATTACCTGAAAAAGTAGTTGTTGATGAAAGTAGTGACGGTAAAAAAACAAAAGCTGTTGTAGTTTCAGATAATAGATTAATTGAAAAATCTTTGAAAAGTTCATTATCAGGAAAATTAATAGTTTTGGAAAACACAATTGATGTTGAACATAAAACATCATTTATAGAAAACTTTCCTGTTACAGCAGTATTACCTGGATTTACAAATGGTGTTGTTACAGCTAAAGCTGAAGTAAGTAAAGTTGGTAGAGCAACTATAGTGTATGATTATTATACTGATTTAAATAAAGCAGAAATGAATATAGAAGGTAATACTATAAATATTATATTAGAGAAACCTAAATTAAATGAACGAACTGTTAAAATAAAAGATGGTTCATTTAAAGCAGATAGTACACATTCAAATATATCATTTTTTGGTAGAATAAAAATAGCTGCAGAGGCATTAGGTGCAGATAAAGAAACCATTGATGGTAAAGCAGGTAAAAAATTAATGGAAGAAATTCCAATAGAAGCTAAGAAGAAAATAAAAGAAAATGAAAATCAAGAGGAATTAAATAAAAAAGCAATTGAAGCTTTTCAAGTAATAATCGATAATACAATGAAAGATAAAAATACTGATTATTCAATAAATATTTCTGTTAAAGAATAAATAATTAAAGGGTAATCTCATGAGATTACCCTTTAATTATTTTTTATTAAGTAACATATTATAAAAATAAAAATTATTAAATACATAGAGGAGGTAAAAATATGAAAAAAATAATAAGTATAATGAGTATGCTTTTAATATTAACAATGTGTTTAGTAGGTTGTAATAATACACTAAATATAGATGTATCTAAATTAGATACAACAAATATCCATAATTTTACAGATGAATTAGAACCTATGCTACAAGAAAAATATAATTTAGGAAATAATATTCATTTAGAAGTAGATGAATCTACTAATTTTATAACAATAACAACAAATATATCAGATTCATTAACTATACAAGATGCTATAGATATGAGAACAATAATATCAAATAATGAAAAAGGTATGGCTGATAAAATAGTTAATATATTTAATACAATATTAGAAGCATATCAATCAGCAGGTTATGATGTTAATATATCTTATGTAATAATAAATAGTCTAGATAGTTATATATTAAATTTAATGTCAAATGAAAAAATAGATTCGACCATAGTTATGGATAAAGCAAGAGAAATGAATGATAATGATTGTGAATGATGTATATAATTATTAAATTTATACTCATTATAAAATAAAAATTATTAAATACACGGAGGTATTAAAATGAAAAAAATAATAAGTTTAGTAAGTGTGTTAGTATTAACATGCAGTTTAATAGGTTGTACTGCTGAAAAACAATCTGAAGACAAGTATAATGGTTTTAAGTTAAATGTTGATGTAGATGAATATGTATCCAGACAAGAAAAGAAATTACAAGAATATAGTAAAATCAATGATTTATATATTAATGTAAATGATGAACAGAAATCAATAGTGATAAATGTTCCAGTAGACATTTCAGGAAATACTGATTCTATAAGAAAAACAATAATATACGATCAAACTAAATTAGATATGATTAATATTTTATTTAATGAAGCATTAAGCACTTTTGATTTTTGCAATCCTATTGCTAATTATAAAATAGATCTAAATATAATAAATAAAAGTAATGAAGAATCTGTATTTGAAATAATTAGTGATAAAGAAATAACAACTAATGATATACAAAAAATATTAAAAAAGGATATAGAAAATATTGACAAAAAATAATTATAATATTAGTTATGGAATAATAGAGATAGAATTTATATCTCTATTATTTTTTTATTAAGGAACATATAAAGTGTAAAACATAAGATTTCAATGCTATATAATAATCGTGAATGATGTATATAATTATTAAATTTATACTCATTATAAAATAAAAATTATTAAATACACGGAGGTATTAAAATGAAAAAAATAATAAGTATGGTAATGGCATTAATGTTATGTGTAGGTATGGTTGGTTGTAGTATAGACCCTAATCAAATTCAAGATTCTAAATCACATTCTATTGATGATTTTTCAAAACAATTAGAAAGTGATTTAAATGCACAAAGTACAAAAGGTACACATGTGCAAATCATGACTAATAATAAAAAAGATACAGTTACAATTTATTTCAAAAACACTGAAGAAGAAATAAGTGTTGATGATTTTAAACAAAGTATAATTAATAACGATTATGGAGTTTGTGATACTATATCAAGTAATTTTAACACTTGCTTACACAAATATCATGAAAATGGTTTCAATGATATTCAATTAGTTGTATGCTATGTTGATAGTAGAAACATATTATTAATGAGATTAATAGGATCTGAAGATATAGATTCAGAAACAGTTAGAAACTATTTCAATGATTTTATTGATGATGATGATAATGATGTTGATGATCAAAGTAATAACAATAACAATAATGATAATAATAATTCAGAAAGTAATCCAAATGTACAAAGTAATTCTGATTTACAAAGTGGATATGATTCAGGATTAATAAACACATTAAAAATACAAACTGAATCAATTAATACGTATTTAGGTGAACCTCAAATAGAAGTTAATCATGAATCTTGTATAGTAAGAATAACATATAATAATGCACCAACAGAATTATTAACATTAATCGAAGAAGGCAGATGGACAGATGAAGATTATGTTAATGCATATAGTTATTTAAATGATAATGTTAGAGAAATATTTGGGCAAGAATATGATACATCATTAATAATAAGATGTAATGGTCAAACATTATATACAACTTAATAGATAAAAGATAGAGATAATTTATTATCTCTATCTTTTATTTTTTTATTTTAGTATTAACAAATTAGTAAAGTAAAATAAGGAGGTAAATTTATGGGACTTACTGAAGTTTTAACAATAGTATTTATAGTATTAAAATTATTAGGTGTAACAAATTTGAGTTGGTTCTTCGTATTGTTACCTGAAATTTTAGCCATATTATTTTATATTATTTTTATAATAATAATTTGTCATAAATAAATTGGAGGGATGTTAATATGAATTTTAAAGAAGCTTTTAGATTAATGAAAGAAGGAGAAAAAATTAAATTACCATATTGGAGTGGTTATTGGAGATGGGATGAAGAAAAAGAAACAATTATGATGCATTGTCGTCCTACGAATGAAAATGAATTAGAAGGACCAATAATAGATATACGAGATACATTAAAAGTTGAATATACTATATCAAATATATTACACGATGATTGGGAAATAGCTACTGAAGAAAATACTCCTTTATTAGGAGGTAAATTATATTTTAATATAGGCTATGCTACAATGCAATTAAAAAAGGGATATAAAGTATGTAGAAAAGCATGGGCTCCAAGAGAATATTATATGTTAGATGAACATGATAATATTATATTTAGTCAAAGAGGAGAAAAATATAAAACGCAAATAACAACAATAGATGATATATTAGCAGATGATTGGATGTATTATTTAGGAGATGATTAGATATGAATACTAGAATATTATATCAGGATGTTAGACTAAATATGAATACTAGAATATTATATCATGATGTTAGCTATGAAAATGAAATATATACTAAAGAATATTTTGATGGTATAACTTATATTAAATTTTTTTATGTATTTGATAAGGAGGAAAATAATGAGTAAAATAATAAAACAAACAATGTATGGTTATGATTATGAAATTGAAGTAGATGAAAGGGATAGACCCTTAATAACTCATAGAATAGAAAAAGATGGTTCAAAATCTTTTGTATGTTCTTATGAATATTATGGTGATATTATAAAATCATTCAAAAGAGAAGATGGGTATGAAACTAATAGAGATATTGTAGATGGTAAAGTAGTTAGAGATTATGATAATAAAGGTAATGAAATATGTTTCAAATATGATGATAGAGGCAACATTATAGAAAAAATAGCAAATACTATAAATAAAAAAGGTACAGAATATTTTAAATTTGATGAATTAAATAGATTAATTGAATCCAGTAATGACAGTGGTTATGTTAAAAAAATTTCATATTATGATGATACTGAAAATATAAAACACACTGAAGATAGTTTAGGAATGGAATATGATTATTATATTAATGGTAATATTAAAAATCATAGAGACAAAACTAATGGTATATCATACACAATGGATTACTATGATGATAATAGTCCGAAATATTATGCTGACAATAGAGGTACAATAATAGAATACAATATAGACGGAACTATTGCCAAAATGGTAAAATCTAAAAAATAAATAGGGGGTATAATTATGAATAAAGCTGATGTTCAATTTAAAAAAGCAATACAAAAAATATTAAATGATGGAGTCTGGGATAAAAATCCCAGACCTGTTTGGAGTGATGGTACTCCAGCTCATTCTAAATTCTTAACACAATATGTAGAAAGATATGATATATCTAAAAATGAGTTTCCTATAACAACTATAAAACCTACTGCATGGAAAACAGGTATACGAGAAATGTTTTGGATATATCAAGAACAATCAAATGATTTAAATATAGCGAGAGATAAATATGGTATAAATTGGTGGGATGATTGGAATGTTGGAGATAATAGCATAGGATATAGATATGGTCATACAGTAAAAAGATATGATTTAATGAATAAATTATTAAATGATATCATTAATAATCCTTATGGTAGAAGACATATTATATCTTTATGGCAAGAAGAAGAATTTACAGATGAAACACTAGGATTAAACCCTTGTGCATTTCAAACTTTATGGAGTGTCAGAGATGAATATTTAGATTGTACTCTAATACAACGTTCAAATGATGTTGTTGCAGCATATAATATAAATAATATTCAATATGTAGCATTAATGATGATGGTTGCTCATCATTGTAATTTAAAACCAGGAAAATTTGTTAGATATGTACAAAACATACACATATATGATAGACATATTCCTGTAGCTGAACAATTTTTAAAAAGAGAAGTTAGTGAATCACAACCTAAATTAATTTTTGAACCTAAATCAAATAATTTTTATGATTTCACTATAAAAGATTTTCATATATTGGATTATACTCCATATGAAAATATAAAAATAGACATAGCTATATAGGTGGTGGTTTAAAATTGTTAAATAAAGAGCAATTAACAACATTAAATAAAATAATGAAAATTGATTTTAACAATTATCAAATAAATAATATTATATGTATTTCTAGTATAATAGAAATAGTTAATTTTTCTAATTGTATATGTAGTGTAGAAATGACTACAAATATTGATGATAATGAAATAATAAAATTCTATAATTTAGTATGTGAATGTTATAATTCTGATGGAAAATTTCCATGTAATTTTATAATGCATAATAAATATGCAATAACTGCTGAATTAAAAATAACAAGTTATGATTCTAAGATGGAATATATGTATATTTATAGTTTAAGTATGAAAGAAAAGGAGGCAAGTTAAATGAATGTTAATGACATTGAAAAGATGTTAATAATAAATGCAAGTCCTAGGAATAATGGAGTATGCGAACAAATAGTTGATAAATTGATTGATGGATTTGCAGAATATATTCTATTATCTAAAATAAAAGTATTAAATGTATATGATTTAAATATAGAATATTGTACGAATTGTGATTATTGTGCTAAATATAAAGGATGTATACACGATGATGATATGGTTAATGTATATAAATACTTAAATGAATCAGATTCAATTATCATTGTTTCTCCTATTTATTTTAATAGTATACCAGCTCCATTTAAAACATTAATTGATAGATTACAAGCTGTATATAATAGTAAATATGTATTAAATGATTCTATGATAGATAGAAATAAAAAAAGAAATATAAATATATATTTAGTTGGAGGTCAAAAATATACAGAAGATCAATTTACAGGAGCTTCAGAAGTATTAAAAATATTCTGCAAAGCAATAAATGCTGATTATGAATCTGGGTACACAATTTCAAATACTAACAATACTGGTAAAATAAAAGATTATGTTCTTAATGAATTAAAATTATAAAAAATAGATGATAAAGGAAATTTCCTTTATCATCTATTTCTTTTTTTATAATTCAGTTTTGTTTAAAGCATGTTCACTATCTTTTATTCCTTTAGTTGTTGGGTCAACTATAGTATTATAAACGGATACTAATACCAATGCTAAACAATAAGGATTAGATATAGCTTGAACTATTACTTCAAATAATTTTTCCCAAGTAGTTAAATCTTCTACAGTTAATCCTATATAAGATAGTATAGGTAATATTATAGATAAAACCAATTGAGCTATAAACATAGGATTACTAAATCTTAGTTTCCAGTTTATATTTTTCATTTTAATTCACTCTCCTAAAAAATTAAACGTACCATATATCTCCAGCATCATCTTTGTATATAGTAACAGGTAATTTACCTTGAACACCATTTATAGCAGTTTGTAAATCTGAAACCATATTATTAACTTCAGTTTTAGTATGATAACTACTATTATGGTTATGTGATGTTATTGTACCTGTTAATTTAGCTTCTATTTCAGCTTTAGTGATGTCGCTATTCTTTTGAGCATTAGATGGAGCATGAGCTGATTGTGAATGATCATAAGCAGCTTTACCTTGGTCTCCTCTAAATGCTGTAGAAGAAGTTGTACCTAATGTTGGTGTAAATGTAGCAGGTTTACCTGTTATTGCTGCCCAAGCATGTGTATGATCAGTATCAGATTTACCAGCTAATGAATTGTCCACTTCAGTTTTAGTATAATAACTACCATTATGGTTATGTGATGTTACTGCCCCTGTTAATTTAGCTTCTATTTCAGCTTTAGTAATATCACTATTCTTTTGAGCATTAGCAGGTGCATGTGCAGCTTGTGAATGTTGATAAGCAGTATTACCATGGTCTCCTCTAAATGCTGTAGTTGATGTAACTCCCAATGTTGGTGTAAATGTACCTGGTTTACCTGTTATACTATTCCAAGGCATTGAAGTAACATCTACTCCTGATTTTATTGCTTTCCAAGTACCAGGAGAACCTTCTGCTGTGCATATCCATCCTATTGCTTCAACACTAGGTGCTGAATTTATAATTATATCACCTTTAACATATGTTCCTGCTGTTGGTACAGCAGTATCTATTGTGATTTTATTTGCTTTAAAATAAGTATTCGATTTACTTGAAACTATTTTATTAGCATTTGTTGGTATTGCCATTTAAAACCACTCCTTTCTTTTTATCTTATTAATTTGTTTTATTTATTCCCATTCTAGTAACATTTGAAAATATATTTCTCCTGTAAGATTATTCATTATTCTAGCTTCAGTAGAAGTATTCAAAACTTTAAAATTTCTAGGTGATAATGCTATTGCATCATGCCATTCACCTTCAAATTTATATTGAACTATATCATAATCATTATAAATAGGTGAAGTTACTAATATTGTATCATTTTGTTGTAATATACATGGTTTATAATCAAAATCAGAATAACTCATCATATCTTTAGGTTTCACATATGGTATAGTACCATTGTTTATTCCTTGAGCAATTTTTTCTATTGGTAAATTTGCTTTATCTTCAGGAACAACAACGTCAATATAATGTGTTGTATTTCTTGTATTGCTCACAGCTCTAGATACCATTGTTTTAATAATACCGTCATCTGAGAACACTCTATTTGCTGAATATTTATATCCATACAATTGCATTTTAAAATTTTCTATAGTTAAATAATAACGAGAATATTCTTTAGAATATGAACCTTCTGTACTGTTTTCAGTTTCACCATTATATATACACATAAAAGAACCATAATTATTAGTATTATTAGCCCAACGTAAAAAAGCAGAACGTCCATTATTATCATTTAAAATCAAATCACCTGTTGGTATTGGTGAACGAGGTCCAGTAGATTTCCAAGCGTAACCAAAATAACCTGTACTATCATGTGAGCCTAAAGGATTACCTGATGCCCAAGTAGGATGTTTTGTTCCTCTAAAAAAAGCTATTTGAGATAAATTATAGTTACCTGAAGCACCATTTCCTCCTCCAAATTTAGGAGTACCAGGATCTAGAACACTACCGCAACCAGTTATAACTTTTTTAGCTTGTAAATTTATTAAGCCAAATTGTATACCTCCTGCTTGACCTGTTGCATCACGAGCAATAGCCCATCCTTGTCTTGCGAAACTTTTTCTCCAGTTTGCCCAATATTTTCTATAATCAGCCATTTTAGTTTCACCTTCTAATACAACTTCTGTATTTTCTTCAACAACTCCTCCTGGATAAATTTGTACCCAACCAGTATTAGTACTATTTCTTCTATTTATAATAGGATAATCTACTTTTCCTGCACCTCCTACCCATCCAGTATTTGCTTTATTTCGCATAAATATTTCATTATTATCATTATAACTAACCCAACCATTATTATTTGTATTTCTTCTAAATACACCATCTTCATATATTTTACCATCAGAATCAGTTGTAGGTGTAATTTTTTTAACATATGCATCTTTAATTGATATCCAGCCACCAGATTGCATTTTGCCCCAAGTAGAATCACTATTAGTTTCAACTATAGTAAATATATCACCTTTAGTAACAGTACCTAATGTATCATATGATGTACCTGGACCACTTCTTATATTAAGAGAACTAACTATTACCTTAACTTGAAATTCCATATATCATCACCTACTTAAATAGTTTTTATCCATATTGAACCTGCACCAACTGCACCAGGATCCTTAGTTTGAACCCATACTTTTTTACCTGATTCAACATATATTTTAGCATCTATTTGAGTTTTAGTATAATATCTATCATCATGATTATGATTTATTGGTGCATATTGATTAAAAGTATTATCTATTTCTGTTTTTCTATAATATAAACTATCATGATTATGTGATGTTATTGTCCCTATTAATTTAGCTTCTATTTCAGCTTTAGTAATATCACTATTCTTTTGAGCATTAGCAGGTGCATGTTTAGATAATGCATGTAAATATGCTATATTACCATAATCCCCTCTAAATGCTGTAGAAGAAGTTATACCTAATTCTGCAGGGAATCTTAAAGGTTTATTAGTTATTTCTTCCCACGAATGGGTATGTTTACCTAATGATAAGTTTTTTATTACATTATCAATATATGTCTTATTATAATAATTATTTACTATTTCAGTTTTAGTATAATATCTATCATCATGATTATGATCAGCTGCGGATATAGATTGTAATAATTTGTTTATTTCTATTTTAGTATAATAACGTGAATCATGATGATGTGTTGTAACATCACCAGTTAATTCTATATTACTTTGTAAATCCATCCATTTACCTGGTGTACCACTTTCAATACACATCCAACCATATACTTTATTATTTATTGAACTTGATATTACTATATCATTTTTAGTCCAAGTTCCACTTGTTGGTTTACTAAATGATATTGTTAAAGTATTATTTGTAAAATATGTTTGAACTAAATCTGTAAGAATTTTATATGTTGCCATATTATCAATCTCCTTTCATTTAAATATATTTATCATTAAAAAATTGTTTTGCTATATTATCACCAATAAAGTTTCAGTGATAATATAGCAAATTTAGTTATTCTTCAGTTTTAACAACATTTATTATTAAATTAGTAATTTGATTAATAGTATCTAATAATCTTTCATTTTCTTGTTTAAGTTCTTCATTTTCACATATCAATTCTTGATTTTCAACCATCAATGCTTGATATTGTTCTTTCATTTGAATTTGAGATTCTAATAGTATTAATACATTATCATTCGCTCTTTCTAATTTCTTATTAAGAATCTCTATGTTTTCATTCATTCTATTTGAAACTATATCACTCATATGAAATTCACCACCTATTATTTTTATAAATCATTTTCTATTTGAAAAAATTATATTATCCCAAGAATCATCCTATAGAATTTGGTTCTGTTAATGGAATATGAATGGTTTAAATTTCATTCTTCATATTATTTAACAATATTAACATAATCTGATGATATATTTATCCATCCTATACCTGATAATAATTTACCCCAATTTCCTTCTTTATTTTTTTCAACTATAGTAAATGCTCCTCCTTCAAATATTTTTTCAACTACATCATATTCAACTCCTGGACCTTTTCTAACATTAAGTTCTTTAACTTTAACTTTAATTATAAATTTATTTTCTGGTGCTTTTGGTGGTTGTGGAACCATAACTTCAACCTTTTTAACATATTTATCATTTAAACTAATCCAACCTGCACCTGATTTTAATTTACCCCAAGTTCCTTGAGAATTCACTTCTACTATTGTATATGCTTCATTTTTCTTAAGCATTCCAACTGAACCATATTGAGTTCCAGGTCCTGTTCTAATATTCAATTCATCAGCTAATATTTTAACCATAAATTCTTTAGTTGTAGCTGGTTGTACTCTTTCAACATAATCTTCAGTTATGCACATCCAACCATCTAATTCTTTAACTAATCCCCAAGTACCTGCAGAATTAACTTTAGTTATATTATATATTTCATTTTTAGAAACAGATATTTTTTTAGTATAATTTGTTCCTGGTCCTGTTCTTACATTAAGAGAATCAGTTATGACTTTAACTTTAAAGTTAACTATATCTATTTCATCATTTTTTACAGTACCTTGTTGTAAATTTTTTATATCATATGCTCTAATTTTTGGATAGAAATTTTTTTCCATAACAGATTTAGTATTACCACCAAAGAATCTTAATCCTGGGCAAGTTTTACAACTTCTACTTCTATTATAATCTCCTATATATGCTCCACCAGCTGTAAACCAACAATGTGGTTTTATATTTGTACTATTTATAGATAATTTGAATTTATGTGCTAATATTGCATAACAAGCTATAACAGCATTAGCTTGAGCTTCAGTCATAACATCATAATCAAAATTACCATATATTTCTATACATACTGCACCTGTATTCCAACCTTTAATACCAATTGGCATTTTATTAAAAGATCTTCCTGTAACAATATGACCATTTGGGAATATTGATAATTGTTGTGCAATATCATCCCATTTGTTAGTATTTATATGAAACCATTTAGTATTATATTGTCTTCTAAGAGCATTATCTTTAGCCCAACAACTATAATCTGGTAATGCCATATGATGCACTTGTAATTTAGTTATCTTTCGTGTTACCTTTAAATTATTCATATAATTAGCAAATTCTTGTATTGTTTCAAATTCGGTAAAACCGTATCCTGTTTTCATTTAAATTCCTCCTTTAATTTCTATTACTATATTGTTCCTTTAATGAAAAAATAACGAATAAGGAACTTAATCCTTATTCGTCTAATAATTTAATTCATAAACTCCGTAACATTTCTTTTTGAAAACAGATAATCTTTTTTTATACATTTCTTTAACCTTTGGAAAACCAACATCTATAAGTTCTATATGGAAAGTATATTGTTCTGGTATTTCTCTTAATCTACCACATACTTGTTCTGCTGTTATGTGAGCATTATATGGTTCGCACATTATATTATATCGTAATCCTGGTAAATCAAAACCTGTTCCACAAGATTGTGGAGTTGTACTTATGATATCAGCTTCTTTATAATTTTCTTTTTCTTTTTTACTCATTTTTGAATGATATGTTTTAATATCTTTATCTTTATACCATTCTTTTACTTTATCAGATATTATTTCACTACTTTCTATTTTAGATGATAATATTAAACACTTACCTTCTATTTTTTCAAATTTTTCCATAACATATTTAATTACATCAAATATCATTCCATTAGATAACTCATAATCCATATAAGAATATCTGTCAAATCCTTTTGGACCTCTAATCGACATTTTAGCTTCTATATCAGGTTTAGAATTATATAATATTGCTATATATTTTATATGTTTTCTTTTTTCTCCTCGAGTTTCATATCCATATTTAGCTATATTTTTAAAACATAATTTAAATACTCTATCTTCACTAATATCAGTTCTTTCAAATGTTGCTGTTAAATAAAAAGTTTTAAATACATTAGTGTGAAAATCTATATTTAAAATAGAACCGAATTCTATATGAGCTTCATCAAATACTTTTATACCTATTTGCATTTTTTTAAATAAATCGTTTATTTTATCCCAACCATATTTTTTAGCATATTGTTGAATAGTTCTATGATTTACTAAATAAATGTCATATTTACTAGAATCTTCAAAATTTTCTAATATTTTAGTACCTGATATATTTAAAACTCTTCTTTTATCTATAGAAGTAAATTTTTCTATAGAACTTATCCATTGTTCTTTTATATTTTCAGTATGAGAAATAATTATAGTTTTACATTTTAATATACATAATGATGCTATTACACAATAAGTTTTACCTGCTCCTGTATCTAAATTTAATGACAATTGAGAATATCCAAAACTTTTTTTAAATTTATCAGTTCCCACAAGAAAAGATATTGCTTTCTTTTGTATATTATCCCTAGGTTCAGTTTTTAATTTAAAATTAGTTTTTTCATAATCATTATATTCAGTGTTAGTAATTACAGGGCATTTGAGTTTAGATTTTAAATATCCAACATCTACACCTCGTGGAACTTTAAGAATATGGGCTTTCTCATCATATATCATTCCTTTCGGTTCCCATCTATAATAATTACTATTCCATACTGATAAACTTTTTTCCAATTCTTCACAATCTCCAACATTATAATCGTATATATCTATATAAGTGTTATTTAATATCATTTTATTTGCCATATATGATTACCTCCTTTTTAAAATATTGTTAAGTATTGATTTAAATCATATATTTGTAATATATAAAATTGATATGAACTGTAGTTCATAAAAATTCAATACTATATTATAATAGTGAATAATATATAAAATGATTTATATCTTATTTAAATAAAATTATTTAGGAGGTAATGTTATGTTTATAAATACTAAAAAGGAATATGATTTTGGAGAAATATTTACAGAAGGTGTTGAGTCTAATTCAATAGACGGATTAGCAACTCAAATTAATAATACAATAAATAAATATTCTAATTATAAACTAATTGATGTTCAATATAATTCAGTATTGTTATCAACAAGTAAAATTATAAAACATTTTGCAATTATAACTTTACAAAAAAATAAATAGTAATAATAAAAGGGTAATAATATTATTACCCTTTTATTTTTTTCTATGTTCCTGTAGTTAGTATGATCCGTAATTCATGAGATTTCATTACTATATTATAAAATTGAATAAGGTATAAAATTATTTATATCTTATATCTTTTTATAAATATAGGGAGGTACATATTATGTACAAATACAAACAAATAAACTTAAATAAAGAAGATGTGAAAAAGGATTTAGAGAAAGCCATTAAAGAAACTGAAGAAGATTTAAATGGTACTTTTGGTGATGTAGAACCAATGTATTGGATAAATGATATACCAGTAATAAATAGTTCTGCAATAACAGAAGAATTTGATACACAATTTGCTTCACTTATTAGTTTTGCAGATGGAACATCAATAATAATAACAGACATTTTGTTCAATAAATATTTAACAGAGGATGAACAAAATGTAATATTAGCCCATGAAATTGGACATTATGAATATAGAAAAAAAGGAGTAGATAAAAAATCTATGTCTAAATTAGAATGGGAAATACTAGCAGATATGTATGCAGTAAATATGTATGGACATGAAAAAGTGTTGGATACATTATTTAAAACTGCAAAAATAGCTCAAATGATTTATGACGATATAGATACAGATGAAATAAGAGACAGAATGGTTGAAATACAAATGAACCAACTAAAAAATAGATAGCCTAAAGGCTATCTATTTTTTTCTATGTTCCTTGATATTTTATAATAAAAAAATAAAATAAAGAGATAACCTTAATTGGTTATCTCTTTATTATTTTATGATAAAGATTTCTTAAATAATAAATCTAATGGTCCTCTACTATTTTTCTTGAAAGTTGTATAACTTCCTAGCTGTTTCTTTAAATAATCATAAGCTAAACTTGTAGTTATAGCTGGATTATACTCTAATGAAGCTGGATAGCCTAATACAACATAATCTACAAATATCTTTCTAAAATCAGGACGCTTTAAGAAATCTTTTTTATCTCTAACTAAATTACGTAACATTATTGCAGCATGAATACTGTTTATATTGATTCCTGATTCTATCATCAATTCAATAAATTTTTGTTCCATTTCATCTACTGTAATAAATATATTTTTGAAATAAGAACCTTTTAATAAATTATCAGTATCTTTTAATGGTTTTGTCATTTCATTATTTTGTATATTTATTGAAAATAAATATATATCATTTAATTCATCTAATGGAATATTATAAATTCCTTCTTCATTATATTCTAATGATTTTATTATATCATCTAAATCTGGATGAATAAATAATTCTTTACCTTCATCTTCAACTATTTGATATTCTTTACCATCTCTGATATCTATTATTTTTATATATTGAATAAATTTATTGAATTTTTCATTATCAGATAATTCATCTAATTTTATTATATTATCTAATTGTAGTACAAAATATTTCAATTCTATGTCAGATTCTGTATCGTGAGGAAGTCTTATTTGATTCGCATCCAATTTAAAGAACATATTGAATATTGGATTGAAACTTATCAATTGACTATTTGTTTGCATGATATGTTTAGTTGATAAAATATTTTGACCTAACGGTCTAGTAACTATTGTTGAACCTAATAATCCTACATCCATATATTGATTAATTCGACTCATAGCTCCATAACATGTGTGACATACTCCTTCTTTAGAGGCGCACTTACTTGGATCTCTTAATAATACAGTTCTACCTATTAAACTAACATCTGTTGATTTTATTAATTTAAATTGTCTTTGACCTTCTAATCTATAATATCTACCAACTAATTTCTTTAAGAATTTTTCATTCTTAACATATAATTTAACGGTATGATGTGTATGACAATCTTGTTCATTATTTATATAAATACCTGCAGAAGATAATTTTAATAATAATGACATATGACCACTATCACCCATTTTTTCTTTATTAGCTATTAAAGGTTTTCTAGATGCTTGAGCATCTAAATAATAATCTTTTATATTATTTAATCCTCCAACTATAAAATTGGAATTGACTGGAATTGATATTGTATTACCTAATAAATCTGATTTTAAACCTCCCGAAATAGAACATTCTCTCAATTGTTCTATTTTTATACCTGTTCCTGATATTAATACATCTTGAAGACAATTTTCATTATCTCTCATTATATTAACTTCTTCATGCATTAATCCTTCTAAATAATTTTCAATTTCTTTAGGTTGCATATCTTCTGGTATTTTAGTATGAATTATTTCATTAAATCTTTCGTTTTCATTTGCTAATTTAATAAAACTATTTTCGAGGTTTATTGTAGAACCCATTAATACATTAAAATCTCTTGGTATTTTATTTAGTCTATATATTATGTTATGAATAATTTCATTTAATTTAATAAATTTTTCCTCTGTTTCTGTAAATTCATCTCTATAAGGAATGATGATATTATTATTAATATATTCTGTTATTAATTTATTATTTATTTTTTTTGCATCAATTAAATGATTCATATTTAATTCTACATAAATACCAAGTTCTACAAAAGCATTTAAGAAAATCATATTTGTTAATAAATGTCTTAATTCTAATGTTAAATATTCCTTATTATCAAAAGTTATTTTTATAGGGAATTTTCTTATTTTTTCAATTTCAAATCCTTCTTCTAAAATATGATAAATATCATGATACATTTTTTTAAATGTTTCCCTATCTGGTAATAATTCATTTAAATTAAATATTTTATTACCTCCATATTTTTCTTCTAAATAATCATATAATTGATTTTGTTCTTCCATATACTTATTGAAATCAAAAGTAAATTGTTCCATTAATAATTACCTCCTAATTATAAATAAATATTTGTTGTTTATTTAATTTTTATTCATAATTATAATATATAATTGATTATAATATCTTTTACAGAATAATAAAAAATTCATTAACACTAAATGTTAATGAACGTATCTTCCTTTCCTATTTTATACTTTTATTTCAACAACTCCTTCTCCTGTCGGACTCCTTTTTTCTATCGTCCTCCAGTCATCTTCTTCTCCTTACGGAGTTGTTGGTATGTATTAAATTTAATGAAATTAATTTTAATATTTCAAGTTACAAATCAATAAGTTAATGTATTCGTTAATTGTAAAAAATGTTATTATAAAAGAGATATGAAAAATCATATCTCTTTTATATTTTTTTATTTATTATTATTTAATAAATTATGAACTTTTTCTGAAGCTTTCTTAACTGCTTTTGATTTAGTATTTTTAGCTTCTTTTAATTTCTTTTTAGCTAAAGTCTTAGCTTGAGCTCCATATCTTTTATGGATTTTTTCTTCTAAGAATCTTTCTAATTTCCATATTGTTAGTAATTTTTTAAAATCTCTATCATTTTTTTCCTTAGCTATTTGGAATTCAGCCATTTTTTCTGCTTTAGTTTTTTTAGCATGTTTATCTAATCTAACTATAGTTCTTTCACAAAGTACACCTTCATTACATGCTTTATCTAAATCATACATATTATTCTCTAATAAATCATTTATTTCTTCATTAGAAAATGTATCCATCAATGCACATTCTATTACCATTGAACTCGCTTCATTTTCATTTTCAAAGTTATCTATTATTTCTCCATCTTTACCGAATAACATATGTTATCAATCCTTTCTTGTTTATATTTTTTTATCTTATTATCTTGTTTATTATCTTTCAATATTAATTACACAATATATTAAATAAGGAGTTGATTGTATGGATTTTTCAAATATAAGTTTAAAAGATTTTTTGTTTTTGATTGATAATAATTATAAATTATCTAAAGAACAGTTTAATGATTTACAACGTAATAAAATAATAAAATATTATCTTTATGATAATGATGATTATATTTTATATTTCAGAAATAACAATCATATAAAAATAAGTATAGTATAAAAGGAGGATATAAAATATGAGAAATGATTCTATTTCTGAAATAGTTGAAAGTGTACTTAAAAATGTAGATAATAAAACAAAAGCAAGAGCTTTTTGTAGAGATGTTCAAAGGTTAGGAAGAAAATATGGATTATCATAATAATGAAGATAAGGGAATTTCCCTTATCTTTTTTTTCTATGTTCCTTGTAATTTATGAAATTTCAATACTATATTATAATAGTGAATAAGATATAAAATTAATTTCATATCTTATTTAAATAAAAATTATTTAAACTCTAGGAGGTAATATTATGTTTAAAATATTTAAAAAGAAAGATTCTTATGATAATGAAAGTATAAGACCTTGGATGATTGAACAATATAAAAAATTAAAATTAGCCCAATTTAGTCATAATGAAATAATTAGTGTTATTTCGTTAAATGAAAAAGAAAAAGAATTTATAGAAAAAGAAAATAATATTGCTAATGAAGTTATAAAAATAATAGATAAAGCATTTAAAGAAACAAAACCAGTTAAAGTTAAAGAAGTAAAAGAAAATGATAAAGTGGTAGATGCAGAAATAGTTAAAGAAACAAAACCAGTTAAAGTTAAAGAAGTAAAAGAAAATGATAAAGTGGTAGATGCAGAAATAGTTAAAGAAACAAAACCAGTTAAAGTTAAAGAAGTAAAAGAAAATGATAAAGTGGTAGATGCAGAAATAGTTAAAGAGCCTTCAATTGAAAAACAAATGCAAGATGGGTTGAAAAAAATAAGTGAAAAATACGAACTAGTTAAAGAATCAGTTGTCGATCCTTCAAAATGGACTGATGAAGAAGTGATTGAAAAAGCACTTCATGATTTGACTAATAACATGGAATATCAAGATAAAGAACAAATGAGTGATTTATTACGAGAATCATTCAATAGTGACAAACGATTAGTTGATGTATATAGAAATAAATATATATCACACTATAAACTAGTAAATAATAACCTTTCAAATAATGACAATAAAACAACTGAAAATAAAGAAGAAGGAGGGGAAAAAGAAATAAAATCTGAAGTAATAGAAAGTAGAAAAGAAGGAGATAAAAAGGTTAAAGATAAAGATGACGATAATAATAAAATAAATGATTTAAATATTGATAATGAAATGTTTGAAATGTTGGTCGATGATGTATATGATCAATACTGCATGATATTCAATATAAAGAAAGATAAATTAAAAGATCTAATAATAAAAGTACTACAAGAAAAACCTGAAATATTGAAATCAACTAATTATTATTTCGTATGTATGAGAATATGCGAAATAATAGAAAATTTAATAATGGAAAATACTATCGAAGATAATGAAGAAGACGAATTGCTAAATCAATTAAATTCATTAGTTGAATAATATTATTTAAATAAATGGTATAAAATTTTATACCATTTATTTTTTTATAAACAACTAATTAAACTAGAATAAAAGGTCATTTCTTTTATAAACCCCAAAAGTTTTTTAATAACCAATTATAACCAGAATCATGTTTTGTATTCTGGTTATACTTTTTTTTTATGTATTCTTATAATCAATTATTGATTTCTTAATTTAAGGAGGAATGTTTTATGAGTAAAATAATAGTTAATGATACTGAATTATATTCTTTATCTGATTGCACTAAGGAATTTATACCTGGCAGTAACAAGCATGTTTCAGACACATTTATTAAATTCTTAGTAGATAATAACTTAATAACAAAAGAAGAAGTACGATATAGAATAAGAAAACACAATGTATATAATGTAACTGGTATATTAGAAGATTATATGGTCGGACATTATTATACTGAACCAAAAAAAATAAAGGGTGAAATGAAGAATGGCACACTATATTTTGATGCTTATTTATCTAGAGTTTTAACACGCCTTTTTGTTAATTATACTCAGATATTAGAAGAAGAAGCTAATTGTGAATATGTAGTAACAGAAGGTATGTTAAAAGAAAATATGTTAGATGTTGCATTAGAAATATATGTTCCTAGAATAGATGACTAATTTTCAAATAACATTTATATATCTATAAGGTAAAAAATCCTTATAGATATTTTTTTATTCAATACATAACAAAGAAATAAAGGTTATGAAAATATATTATGGTATAATGATATATTTATAAGAAGGAGGTTATTATGAATTTTAAACAAGTATTAGAATATAATATAGAAGGGAAGGAAACATATGAATATTAAAACAAAAAAAGAAATATTAGACGAAATAAATAATTCATTGATTGAAGTATATCCTGATGGTTATATAAATGAAGATGAATTTGAAAAATGGTTAAAAGCAAAGAAAATAGATAACATATCAGTAGTTATTGAAAAAAATACTGATAAAGAATATAGCGAATTAGAAAATAGATATGATATATTATATAGAAAATATTGTAGACTATTAGATATTAATGATGAGTTAGCTAAAAAGACAGAAATATATGAAGAATATCTATATTATATAAAAGAAACTTTATCAGATATGGATAAGGATGTAAAGGAGGTAAATGATGAATATGGAAAATAAAGATTATTTAGTAAAATTAATTAATTATGACATACAAAGTAATGGAGAATTTTATGAAAAAGATTATGCTGAAGTAGTTGTAAATAGTTCTTCAGAAGAAGAGGCGATGCAAAAGATAGAACAAATGATGTTAACCGATCCTATGTATAAATATTTATATGAAGGAGGATTTGTTATAAAATCAGTTGAAGAAGATGAAATTGATGATAATGTGGAGGGATTTTATCATGTGTAAAGATAATATTCCAATTTTAAAGTTGGATGATATTATAGGAAAAACTGTTGACGTTGAAGATATGACCACACCAGATGGTAATGTTATAGGTCAAATTTATACAACAGACAAAAATACAAAATATTCAATTCAAGATAAATCAATTAATGATGTAAAAGAAAAATTAAATATTTCAAATGTTGTTAATTATGGTAAAAAGAAGGGTGATAGATAATATGTTTAATATAGATAGAGAAATAACAAAAAATGTAATATATTCGTATACAAAAAATATATTAGATTGGATGTGTTCTTGTGAAAAAGATAATATATTGAACATTAATGAAATACGTTCATTGATAAATGAAAGTATAAATTTTACAGTTATTGAAATAACTGAGTTAATAAAAAATAATAATTATCAAGGATTAGTTAATCAACAAGCTATGTTAATAATAATAATGAATTCTCTTAAAGCAATTGATAATGGTGTAGATCAATTAAAACATTATTTAACATTTGATGATACAACAACAATGCAAACATTAAATAAAGCTATAAATGATGCAGATGTATTGATTAATAATTCATATAGAATAATAGGTTTAAATAAATATAATAATAATTTATATTTACAAAATATTGGTACTGGTAAATTTATTAAATGCTATGGGATAATTAATTATAAAAATGATACTATGTATAATAAATTCTTATTGAATAATATAGTAATAATAGATAAAAAAGATATCGATGTTACAGATATATATTTAGATAAAATGATTTGTATAAACAAACTCGAAAAAAACAATAATAAATTATATAGTATTCATAATATTGGTGAAATAAATATTTTTGATAATAATAAATTTTATAATAATACTGCAATTATTGATTTACCTAAAGAATGGATTAATGTCGAAAAATTTAATTCTAATCATGAAACATATTTAGTAACAAATTCATATTCACTTAACGAAATTAAAAAAAGATTTGATAATCCTTTAATTTTAAACACATTCGGTATTGATATATTACCAGATATAATATTTGCTGATATAATAATAATAAATGAATTTATGTATACTGAAAAAGAAATAATTGAAAGATTATATAAGAGAAGTAATGTTACTGAATTAAAAAGAAATACTATAAAGATGTAAATTTATAAACCCTTCTATAGGGTTTATAAATTTATATTTCATTAATTACAATTTATTAAAAGAGGTGATTTTAATGATAGTAGATAAAAATAATTATTTTATACAAGATTGGATGAATCAGATGAGACAAACGGTAAAATTAACTTATCCAACATTAACAGATAAACAAATAGATGATTATTTAGAAAAAATTATTGATGATAACATTAAAGTTCCAATAGCGACATTAGATAATAATTATCTTAGAAAAACTAAAAGAGTAGATGTGTTAACATTAATACAATGGATAAAAGATAATGATTTTATTATAGCAGGAAATGGTACTATATTTAAAAATCAAAATCAAGAATATAATCCTACAATACACATGTTAATAGGATTAAAAGAACAAAGAACTACTTTAAAAAATGAAAGAAATGCATTAGATCCTAATTCATATGAATACAAAATAAAAGATATAGGTCAAAATACTAAAAAAACTACAATGAACTCAGATTATGGTGGTTCAGGTTCTCCTATAACATTTTTCTATAATTTATATTGTGCAGTATCAACAACTGCTACTGGTCAATCATTAATATCTACAGCTATGAACACTTTTGAAAATTTCTTTTCAGATAATACAAAATTTATAGATTATGATGATTTTGCTGTTTATGTTAATAATATTATAAATGAAAAAATAAGTTTAGATGATTCATTTTTAGATAATAAAACTGAAAGAGAAGTATTTATTAGATTAAAAAATAAATTTATTAATTATAGAGATATATATGAATTTCCTATGAGAAAATTATTATCTAGTTTAAATCAAAGACAATTAAATATGTTATATTATAAAAATAATTTATATGAATTTTCTAAATTACCTAAAATAAAAAAATTATTATTTACTATAGTTGACAAAGTAAATCGTTTTTTAGATCCAAATGATATACCAGATGTAATTCAAGATGATTTAAATACACTTTGGTCATATTATAGTAATTTCGTAGTATATAACTATTTTGCATTTAATAGAATAGGAAGATTAACTTGTGACCCAAGAGATACAGTGTGTACTATAGATACAGATTCTAATATGTTAACATTAAGTCCTTGGGTAGATTTTATGATGAATGAAATAGTAAAAGATGATGCAAAGATATTAAGTAAAGGTAATAAAGAATTAGTTTATATGTTTATAAATATAATATGTTTTATAGCAACTAAATTAATAACTGTTCATTTAAAAAAATATGCAGAACGTTCTGGTATACTACCAGAATATCAACATTTCTTAAATATGAAAAATGAATTTTTATTCTTTAAAATGTTATTATTTGATACTAAAAAAAGATATATGAGTAAAATATTATTAAGAGAAGGTCATGTATATGAAAAATTAGACAATAAAGGTGTTGACCATCTTAAATCAACATGCAATGATTTTACAAGAGAATTTATAACTTCATTAGTTGCTAAAGAAATATTAGAAAAAGAAACAGATGATGTTGAAATTAGTAATATAATAAATAGTGTAGATGATTTAGCTAATAAAGTAAGGGATTCATTAAAACGAGGAGAAAAAACATTCTTAAGTCCTATGAAAGTTAAACAAGAAGGAGCATATAAAAAACCTTTCCAAGAACAATCATTTAGAGGAGCATATGCTTGGAATGTTATATATCCTGATCAAACAATAGAATTTCCTGATCAAATAGATGTTGTGTTATTAAATATACCAACATTAGATACAATAGAAGATATGAAAACAAAATATCCTAAAGAATATAAAAATATTAAAGAAAAAATATTTGAAAGTAAGTTAGATGAAGTTAAGAAAAAAGCATTAATGGTATTAGCATTACCTAAAAAGATTCAAAAAATACCAGATTGGTGTATTCCTTATATAGATTATGATAGTATAGTAAACGCAAATACGAGTAAAATGAATACAATATTAGAATCTTTAGGTATTCAAACAATAAAAACAAATTCAACAACAACATATTATTCAAATATAATAAGTTTTTAAATGGGATGAGATTGGGTAAATTCCAGGAGGATTTATCTAATGAAAAAACAAATAAAGAAAATAATAATTGAAATTTGTAAAAGAACTAAAGATATTAGAAATGGTAATTATAAGAAAATGAAGTAATAAAAAAGGAATGATATTTGTCATTCCTTTTTTTTATTTTTTATAAATTAAATAACAATTACATATTATATGTAAAAGATACATTTTTCGATTATATATTATACCTTTGAAAATAAAACAAATTGGAGGTAATTAGTATGGATAAACAAACTTTTGTATTAATAGGAGAAGGAAAAGAAATTCCTACAGTATTAGAAGAAAAAATAGATGATAAATTTGGTTGGCATATAAAATTAGATATAAATGATAAAGTTATATCTTTTGACAACCAAGTATATCAAAGTAGTATATTGGAAAATGAAAGAATTATCGTTTTAGAACCAATATACTATAGAGCAGTATTGTTATTAGCTGCAAATACTGATACTGAAATTTATATAGTATCAGATAAGGATGAATTAATAAATATTAAAGGAGGTAAATATATATAATGGAAAATCAAATAGAAAGAGTTCCTTATAAATTAAAAAGTTTATCATTTAAAATAAGAAATGCTAAAAAAGATAATGATGAGGAACAATTAAGATATTTAAAAAAAGTTTTAGACTTAGAAAGTCTAAAACACGAATATAGAAAAATTCAAAAGAATGTGTTACCAACATTAACACATTCTGATGGTACAAAAATGTTTAACGATGAAGATTTAAAATGTATGTTTGAACAACATGACATTTTAGATAAATATTATTATAAAGCAATTCAAGCATTATATGAATAAGGAGGTAAAAAAATGAGTAAAGATTATGTTGAAGAATTAATGAATATTTTAGACAGAGATACCGATAACGGCAAATTTGACGATAACGAAAGTGAATTCATAATTGTTGATGAAGATTATGATGACAATTATGACGATGATGATTGTGATGATTTCATAGTCATTGAAGATAATTCTTCAAATGATGAATATTCTAACGATGAATGGAATGACGAATTTGATAATTCATTAGAAGAAATACAAGTAATAGATACTAACTATGTTCCTGATTATTATGAAGAAGATTTATTTGATGAAAAATATTCAGAAAAAGAAAAGGATAATGGTGTCACTATATTCGATTTAGCAGATGATTATGATTTCAATTTTGATGAAAAAGATTCAGAAAAAGAAAAGGATAATGATGTCATTGTATTTGGTGAAGATTATGATTTCAATTTTAATTTTGATGAAAAAGATAAAGAAATTAAAAATGAAAACACAATGTTAATCCAAAATACTATAGATGATAGAATATCTAAGAACATTGCTAAAGATATAATCAATAGCGATGTTGATATGACATTAGAAGAAGATGATGCTAATGATAATTGGATTTTGGATGACATGTTTGGAAATGATTTATCCAAAATGTTAGTTGAAGAAGAACATCAGGAAAATGAAGAATTTTCTGATGGAAGCTTTGCCGATTGGGTTAAATAAAAAATAGGGTATAGGCTAGTAAAAAAAATCTAGCCTGTATTTTTTGAATTAAAAGGGGTGAATGTAAATGTTAGTAACATTTGAAAATTTAAAAAAGAATTATCTAGAAAAAATAGAATCTGCTGATAAAATAGAAAAAAATATGAAACATTGTATTGTAGCACAAAATGTAAGAAAAATAGATTATTTAGAGAAGTTATTAAACGTAATCGAATCTAATGAATATTTTGAATTTCATTATTATTCAGAAGAATTTTTCATTGCAGGTAAATATTTAGCAATGCAAAGAGTGAAGTATGAAATAGAATTGTTATATGCTTATAATAATAAAATACTTCAAAATAATTGGGTTGTTAATTATGATAATTATAACACAGATTATATACTAGAGACGTTAGATACAATAATAAATAAATAATATGTATATAACAACATATTAAAAAGGAGGTTAATGTATGGAAGAATATGTTATAATAAGAGGTAAATCCAAATCAATTGATAAAATAAAAAAATTTGTAGAAGATACTATAAAACTAGAAGATAATGACATAATAATATCAGATAATTTAGCCAAAGAATATTGGATTAACGAATTCGAAAATTTATATTATGACGAAATAACTAAAAAAACAGAAAATCATAATAAAACTAGAAGAGAAATATTAGAAGAAGAATTTGGAATATTTGAATCTTCAGGAGGTTGGGAAAACACCGAAGGGTTTGACGGCTGGACAAATTACGTTCCAGAAGATTTTTTAAATAAATGGTAAAAAAATATAAGGAGGTAAATGTAAGTATGTTTGATAATTTTAATAATGGGAATATACAACAAAAAAATGACAGTGTTAATACAAGAGGTCCACAATTTAAAAATAGTAAAGGTTTTGAAGTGGCAACACTTGTTGTTGGATATTGGGACGATAAAGTTAATTTAACTTTACACCCAAAACTTAAAAATCCAAGTGAAAAACAAGTGTATGATTATGAAACAAAAATAATGGTAACTCTTAGAGTAGATAAGGCAGCAGCTTTATTGAAATCATTAGAAAAAGTTATAGATAAAGCAATAGAAGAGAAAAAAGAAAAATCTGTAGGTGTAACTACAGGAAATAATAATATGGCTGTTGTATCAACTATAATAAAAGAAGATTCTTTATATGTCGTTTTACACGTTTGTAGAGAATTGAATGTTGAAACAAGAATACCAAATCAACGTTATTCTTACACATTTATTAAAGATGACCAAGTTGTAGAAGATTATGATCCTTCTACAGGTAAGTTTGAAAATATAATAGAAGTTCAAACAGAATATGAATGCTTTAAAGAAATGTTAAAAGAATTTATTAGAATAAATCAAGTTGCTGATGTGCATTCTGATAAATATTTTAATAAATATTACAGAGATAACATTTATTCAAATGTATTAAAAACAGGATTAAAAGTTGGAGCTTTAGATTCAGGTAATCATAATTCAATGTTTAGTAATAGTTTTAATCCTAATGGTAATAAACCTCAAGAAGATTTAAATCAAAATACAACACAACAAGCAACATTAAGTGATTTACAAGATATATTATAAATAATAGGGAGATTTAATCTCCCTATTATTTTTTTATAAAAGGAGTGATTATAAAATGGGTATTGATGCAAATTATTTTTCAATGAGAGATCAATATATTTTTATAACATATCAAGATATAATTAAACAGGTATATGTTACATTAATAGAAACATTAATAAAAGATTATAGAGATGACTTACGAGATATATTGATATTAGATGATTTAGTTAATCATAATCATGAAAATATTGAACGTTTATGTGTTGAACGATTATATAAAAATCCTTTAAGATATATAGCTCAAAGTGAAGATAAGTTTGATGAATGTGATAAATTATTAGATATTTTTGAAAAAGATTTATATAGTATTTATACTGATACACCATTTACTGTAGTTGGTGCAAAAATATTTTCTATGTTAAGTCAACGAATTGTTAAAAAAATTTATATCCATACTGACAAGCAATTATATCAACCTATATATGATATGGAAATATATTTTAAAAATTTTTCAGATAAAATAGAATATGTGTATGGTGATTTTAAAGAATGTGTTGAATCATTAGATAAAAAACCTACAACATATATTTTAAACGATGTTGAATACGCTAAGATTTTATTAGATAATGATATGATAGAATATACTGAAATAATAATTGCTGAGTTAGGATATAATTTTGAATTAAAAGATAATAAAGTGGTTTTAAAGTATGATTTATATAATAAAAGTCATGATAATATATTTAAAATAGGTTTATTGCCTATAATTGATTTAGAAGAAAAACATTACAGTGCTATAATAGACTTAATGAATAAAAATAATAAAGTGTAATATGTAAAATTTTAATTATATATTATACTAATGAAAATAAAATGAATTAATGTTATAATCCATAAGGTAACTTACTACCTTATGGATTATAACATTGTTAAAAAATAGGGGGTAATATTATGAAATATGAAAAATGGATTAAAATACTTATTATTTTAGGAACATGTTGTATGATTACATCATTAGTACTATTTATATATTCATATTTAGTATAGACATCTTGTATTTCATATTAATTCTTCTTATACTGAGTTTTCAACTCAGTATTTTTTTTATATTTTTTTATATAAATAATAACAACTTAGTAATATAGGAGGTGGGTTTATGAGAAAAATAAATACTATCCAAAAGAGAGAAAAATTAAATGACGTCTATGCTGTAGATGATAAATCGCATGATGGTGCGAATCATCAATATTTAATCGTTAAAGAGGGTAGAAAAACATATGATTTAAATGCAATATTATGTGAAATACCTTTTCAAAAAGGTTCACGTCAAGATTCCAATTCTAAAAATGGAGTTACAAGCTCAGATTTACTTGAAATAGTGAGGGATATTTTAATAGGATATCAAAAAGGTCCATATTCATGTAGAGAAAATGCTTGCGCTTTAACACATATAGAAGAAGCTCTTATGTGGTTAAATAAAAGAGTAAATGATAGAATAGACAAAAATATTTTAGGGAAATATGAAAAATAAGGGGGTTTATAATTTTAATGTGTGAAAAATGTGATAATTTTAAAAAACCTATATATGAAGTTAAAAGTCGTATAGATAATATTGATTATAAATCAGTTTTAGAATTTTCAAAGAATATGTTTAAATTAGAATTATTCAATAGAAATACCGATACTGATTATTGGAGATTGGATACGTATTTCATAGAAGGAATTGCGTATTGTCCTTTTTGTGGTGAAAAAATAGATTTTGATAGTAAAGAAGATTTAAAACCTTATGAAGAATTATATTTAAAAATGGAAAGGTTTAATTTAAAGGAAATAACTAATCCATATACTGGATTAAATGAAACCTTTGAAGAAATAATGATAAAAGCTATGGAGGAAAAATAATAATGATAATAGAATATGTTATAAATTTTGGAAATTTATTTACTGAAGGTACAAAATATTCTTTTAATGGTGGATATCAACGAAAAATATCAACAATTAATGATAAGATAATTCATGAAGAATTTTGGGGATATCTAGGAGATGGAGCTCCAAAACAAGTGTTAATAGAAAATGCAAGAAATATGTTAACAGAATATATTGATAAAAATATAAAAGAAGTATCTTCTAAAATAAATTTTGATAAAATAAAAGATTTTATGAATAATTATAACGTAAAAGGAATAGAATTGGATACAATTAAGTTACAATACAAACATCATGAATTTAAATTATTCATTAAAATATATAAAGAAAATAATAATAAAAAATTGGAGGAGGAATAATATTATGAAAGGTAATTTAGTAAAAACTATAAAAAAAGAATTTGGATTAAGAAAGGTAAATGGAAAAAAATTAGAATTATATAATTTTTATGAACTTTGTGGTTTTTATAAAAAATTAAGATCAGGAGGTTCTTTAAAATAATGAAAAAAGTATTTCTTGGAGGAACATGTAATGAATCTCTTTGGAGAGATACATTAATTAAAAAATTAGAAATAGATTATTTTAATCCAGTAGTTGATGATTGGACAGAAGAAGATTATTTAGAGGAATTAAGACAAAGAGAAATATGCGATTATTGTCTTTATGTAATAACACCATTAATGACTGGAGTTTATAGTATAGCATAAGTTGTAGATGATAGTAATAAGAGACCTGAAAAAACAATATTCTGCTATCTAAATAGTGATAAATACAAAGGAACTGTGAATAAAACTTTTTCTAGGGCACAAATAAAATCTTTAGATAAAGTTGGAGTTATGGTAGAAAAAAATGGAGGAAAATATTTTACTTCATTAGATAATGTAGCTGATTTCTTAAATGGCGGTGAATAAACATTGTTAAAAAGAATAATACAACGAATAAGATGCAAACATGATAATTTATATACTGTAACAAATGTTTATGGTGATCCTATAAATATGTATAATTGTAGATCTATTAAACAATGTAAGAATTGTGGAAAAATATTTTTCCACAATTCTTTAGATGATAAATGTGATAGAGCTAATGAATTTGATTATAGAGAATAAACTTATTGGAGGTATATTATGAAAAAATCAAATATAACACTAAGAGATTTTATAAGTAAATATGTGGACTATAACACTTCTTGTAAATTATGGATACCTTATACTGGAGATGAAGAATTTGAACAACAATTAGTATTCGGAGAATATAGTGAAACCCAAGAAAAGAAAATGGAAACTGCTATGGAATGGGAAATACTTAAAGGAGAAGTTCCTCAAAGTAAATATTTAGATTGTACTTTTACAGGAGTAACTGATATATATTCTGATACAATTGATGAAAGTGGTGTCGTTAATTTAACAGTATTAGCCGATAATGTTAAAGAAGAATTATATCAACCTAAAGATAAAGGTATAAAAATAAGTAATTGCACAGAGGTTATTGATTAATATAATATTTTTAGGAGGTATTATATGCAAATTAAAAAGATGAAATCTGATGATGACTTTTATGTGGAATTAAGAAAAATATGTTTAGATTGGCTAGAAAAAGGTATTTCTGAAGAAGTGATAGATATAATATGTGATATTATAGTTTATGATCCATATTATGCAAAAACATTTGCATCAGAAGAATTATTAAATCAAATGCAATACGGATTTACAAAAATAATGATTAAAAAATTAACTGAATATGATGATAGCTCTGAGGTTGTTACAACAATAATACAATTGCTTAAATCTAGATTTAAAGTAACAGGAGAAATTATGCATGAAATAAAAAATATTATAGATAAACATAAAAATATTGAGAAACTAGAACCTTTATTTAATTTAATAGATGCATTTGATATGGTATTATATGAATATGATGATATTGAAGAAGTAAAAGAATATTTTTATAATACAATATATGAAAATACAGTAACTATAAGAAACCTTTTATTAGAAACAGAAGGAGATAATAAAGAAATTATCGATGTATTAAATAAAATTATTTATGTCTTTATCGAATTAAATTATTGAAGGAGGATAAATATGAGTGAATATTTAAAATTTGATAAAATATCAGACAATATATTGAAAGATGTTCAGTATAAAAAAGACATTGTTAAAGAATATGATTTAGCTGTCATACAGCAAATAAATATAGTATTAGATTTTTATAAAGAAGAAGTTGAAGGCTTAGAAAGAATATTTGCAGATGAAAATAATTTTTCTGATAATTTATTAATGCAAATAGATTCGAATATATCATTAAAGTATATAGAAAATCTTTCATATGAATCTATAGTTAAAAAATGTATTTTGGAATTAGAATTTATTTTAGATTTAGGTTTTACTGCTTATAGTAGAACAATATTCCAAATATTGTCTGATTTAATACAAAGATTCAAAGATATAAAAAATAATATAATAAAGGAAGGTAAATAACTATGGAAAATAAAAATATAGATATGATGAATAATGTTATAGATGAAAATGAATACAAAGAAAGAGTTTCTTTAGTATTCAATAAAGTAGCTGATATATTAAAATCAACTTATGGACCATATGGTTGTAATACAGTTATACAAAAAAAGACTGATGTTATGTTCACAAAAGATGGTCATCAAACAATGAAATATATAGCTTTCAGAGATGAAATTCAACAAACTATAATGGATTTAATTTTCAAAATAGCAACTCAAGTAGCTATTAAAGTTGGTGATGGTACTACAACAGCAACTATAGCAGCAGACCAATTATTAAAACACATTCAAAAAGATGAAAGTTTAAGTGCTATGAGATCTAAAGATTTTATGGATTTACTTTCTGAAGTAGTTGATGAAATATGTGATACAATAAGAGAAGATGCAACACTAATAAATAAAGAAGGCGACTTAAATGAAATATGGAAATTAGCATCTGTAGCAACAAATGGTGATGTTATAATTCCTAGTATTATAACAGATATATATCAAAAAACAGATAACCCTGCAATAGAATATAATAAAGCTAAAGGTGCTGAAACTAACTATGAAATAATAGAAGGATATAAAATGCAATATATGAAATATATTGACAGAATATTTATAAATTCAGATGATGGGACTTGTAATGTTAAAGACCCTGAAATATTATTATTTGACCATAGAATAGAACAAGAATACTATGATAAAATAATAAAACCAGCTTTAAATGAAGTATATCAAAAGGGTAGAAGATTAATAGTTGTAGCTCCATTTTATGATTCTCATTTATTACAAACTTTTAGAAGAACATTAGTAAATGAGTTTAAATGTACTCAAACAACTTCTGCTGTTTATGTGAGATGTGGTTTAATAAATAATCATTTCAATGAATTATATGAAGATTTTGCAGCATTATGCGGTTCACAAATAATAACAGAACAAGTTGCAGTAGATATAATGGAAGAAAAAATAGAATATGAACCTGAAGAATTTTTAGGTAGAGTTTCAAATATGGTTATAGGAGAAAATTCTACTACTATATCAGGATTTGTAAATAAAAATGAATCTATGTTCAAATTATTACATGATGAAGCAATTAGTAAATATAATGATGTTATGGAAGCATCAGAAAAAAGTGCACATATAACAGATGCTTTAATAAATGCTAAACAAAGACTTTCTAAAATGAGATGTAAAATGGGAGTAATTAATGTCGGTGGATTTACTGAATTAGAAAAATCTGCTAATTATGATTTAGTTGAAGATGCTGTAAAGGCTTGTGAATCTGCATATTTATATGGATATGTCCCTGGTCAAAGTATATCAATACGAACAGCTATAAAAAAAATAATGGAAAATAATGAAGAAAAAAGTCCTGAAAAGACAGCTTTAATTTTAGCAATAGATGATGCTTTTATAGGTGTAGTTCAAATATTATTAAATAATAAATTTAAAAAAGATCCATTATCTTTTGATGATGTAAGAACTTTAACAAGTGAATCAGTTAATAATAAATCAGCTATTGATATAAATAATATGGATAAAGAAAATGCAGTTTTAAATTCAGATGTAATAAATAGCTGTATGACAGATATAGAAGTATTAAAAGCAGCATCATCAATAATAGGATTATTATTAGGAAGTAATCAATTAATTTCTTTATAATGTAATGGATAAAAGGATAGCTAAGGCTATCCTTTTATTTGTAAAACATGATTATTTCACTTATATATTATAATAATGAAATAATATAATTAAAGGAGGAATACAAAATGTTAATATTAAGTAAAGAAATAATGAATTTAGACGAAGTGAATAAAAAATATTCAGAAATGGGAATGAGTGGATTGACATTTGATATGGTTAAAAATTCTTATGGGACTAGTCAACAAAAACAAATTCAAAAACCAAGATATGGTTTAGCAATAATGGTGGGCAAAGAAATAAGATGTCAAGCAATAATGCTTCCTGGACTTAGAACTAAAGCAAAATATAATGGAAAAGAATTATCAATGAGAACATTGATAAATATAAATTATAAAGGTAAATTAGTTGCAGACCATATACAAGTAAATCTTTATGGTGAAGAAAAATTTGGTAAAAGAAAATGGGAAATAGACGATAGTGATTACACTAAACGTATAGATATTGTTGGCATAGTATATGAATATGGTAAAGGAGATGATAAAAAGTATTCAATAGCATTAACAGAAAAACCTAGATTTCAAGATGATAAATTGATGATAAATCCATTTTTAGCATATCATCTAGATTTAGATGATATGTTATACAGAAAAATATGTAGACAAGGATTAGTTGATGTATCTTTAGTAGTTAAGAAATTGTTAATAAAGAGAATGAGAGAAAGAATAAATGAATTAACTATGTATGAATTACCACATGATTTTATGTGGAATTATTTAATAAATCAATTTACCTTAAATAGTATAAGTATTTATATGGCAGAACAAAATATTGATTTATATTTAGATCAATTAACAACATTACAATGCGACTTATTAATAACAATAATGTCTTATTTATTAACATTATTTGAATCTGATCTAGAAATATTTAATCTATATAAAATGTTTAGATTAATTGTAGTTTTATGTTCCAAAGCTCAAGGTATAAAAACATTTGAAGATCATGATGATGATTTTAATAGATTTTGTACACAATTTGATATGAGTGATACTGAAGGTAAAAGAGGATGGGAAATAATTAGACAAGGAATTAAGAATTATAAATTAACAGACAAAGATTTAGATTTAAGCAGATTTGAAGATTTTAGAATAACTTCTGGATGGACTAGAGCAGCTTGTGTAACGTATTATTTAAAACATCTAAAAAATAATAACTAATATAACAATATATTAGATGCAAAAGATAAATAAAATAATTATATATAATATAAATGAAGAGATATAAAATAAGGTTTTCTTAGAGGATTGTTGCGCCTTGTTGGTTCCGAGGATTGTTGCGCCTCACTATGAACCTGAAAGCTAATCTTATTTATATCTGGTAATTCACTAGGAGATTGTTGCGCTCTGTTGGTTCCGAGGATTGTTGTGCCTCACTATGAACCTGAAAGTGATTATCTTTACTTCAAATAAGTATAAATGAATAGAAGACATTTTCAATGTCTTCTATTTTTTATTTTTAAGGAGGTATTAGTTATGAATATTAACGGAACTGAAAGATGGCGAGGAAATAAACCAAATCAAGTAACTATGAGACAACGTTTATATTTTGCTATTTTAGAAGAAATGACAGGAGAAGAATTTTATGCTAGAAATAGCAAAGAAGCATATGAATTAATAGGAAATTATAAATATGACATTCAAAATAATGTGGATATCGAATATGCATTTGATGATAGAGATTCACACATATTATATGCTGATGTCTATATTTTTAATGAGTATAGATTCACTATAAAAAATAGATGTCGTGAAGCTATAAATATAGATGAAACCATAGATACTGCAAAAATAGTTTCATTTGAAATATATGTTGATGATGCTTTTATTTAAATATTTTAAATAAGAACAAAATGTTAATAGAATATAATTCACAAAGTACAACTTATTGATAAAAATAAGAAGGAAATGAAAGATGAATAGAATACATCGCTAAAGAATAATAAAGTCTTTAGGGTGTAATAAAGGTGTTGGGTTAGGGAATAATAAAGTCTCTAGGTGACATTGAATTTGTAGTAACCACACGTAGGTTAGGGAATAATAAAGTCTCTAGGTGCGACGTGTAGTGTCGCTAAGGAATAATAAAGTCTTTAGGGTATGTGCATGATTATTAACCCCGTCTTGTAATCGAGAATTATATTCTATTTAATTTTTCAAAAAAATAAAGAAAGGTGATTTTTAAATATGAAAGTACAATAATGATAATAAATAGATATTAAAAATTATTTAATATCTAACAAATTAATAAATAAAATAATGCTAGTTGTGAGGATGATTAGAATACACACTAATACGTTGTTGATTTGATACTATTAGCGTGTAATAAAGGTGTATCCAATATGTTGTTGATTTGATACTGTTGGATTTCATTGAACTTGTATTAACTACATTCATATTAATACGTTGTTGATTTGATACTATTAAGTGGATGTATAGTGCTCTAATACGTTGTTGATTTGATACTATTAGGTGCATGAGCAAGATCTTAACCCCGTCTATGAATCAAAAGGTTATTTTATAAATTACAATAAAGAATAACAAAGTTTAGTTAAAACTTGTTATTCTTTTTATATTTTATAAAAAAGGAGGGAAAATATATGAGCAATAATAAACTAAATAATAATATTATAGAAAATATAACAGGTGTAGGTGATAATAATAAAAATAAAACAAATTTAATAAATAGTAAAACCACAATCAATTATTATAATTATAAAATAAACGAAAATACAGAAAATAAAATCAACAGACCAGGATTACAATATATCGGTGAAGGAAAAATTATTACGTTTGAAGCTATTGTTGTTAGTTCATATAATAAATTTAAAGATTGTGTAACTATAGTGAATATACACTCAAATGATAAATTTTTAGCAGATCATACACAACTGTTTTTAAATGAACCATTAAGTGATTTTAATGAAAGAAATGAATTTATGTCATGTTTAATACAAGGTATTGGTAAAATTAAAAAATATCCAAAAAATAATAGTTTTGATTATTCAATAGAATTATTATCTAATCATAAAGTTGTATTTTTAAATGATTTATATTATAATTCAGATTATATGGAAAGTTATGATATAAATGAAATTAATAAATGCCATGAGATATTATTAACATATAAACATGATGATTTAATAAGTTTTTTAAATCATCTAAGAACAAGAATAAATAATTTTCCTATGGGATTCTTTAGGAAGGATTTTATATATCATTATATATTAAATAATTACGGATTAAATACAATAAATTCTGATATATTTGAAAATAATATACAATCAAATCAATTTGATGATTTTGAATTATATGATTTAATAATATTATTAGGTAATGTTTTATATGAATTCATAATGAATAGAGCGTTTCATTTAGATGAACTTTTAAGAACAATAACTATGGATATAAATGCTATTCAGGGTATAAAATCATTATCAAAATATCCAAATAAACAACAATGTAAAAAAAGCAATAATGATTTTGCAAATTTTTGCAAAAAAAGAAATATTAAATTTGGTTTAGGTTGGTTATTTGTAAGAAATAGAAATAAAAATTTTAAAATTAGTGAAACCATGTCACTAGATGAAGTTAGAAAAAAAAAGGATTGGTGGGTTTATGGTATACTAAATAAAAAAGGTAAAATGTGATAATGTCAGTAAAGAATTAAAAATAATTAAGGGTTCCTTTGTGAACCTTAATTATTTTTTTATAAAAGTAGAGAACCTGTAGGATATGATATTAGAATAGACACAGCATCAATAAAATTATTTAAAATTTACGAAAATGATTCATTTGTATAAATTAATTTAATTAAGAACAAAATATTAATAGAATAAGGCTAATTGTGATGACGAATAGAATACATCGCTAAAGAATAATAAAGTCTTTAGGGTGTAATAAAGGTGTTGGGTTAGGGAATAATAAAGTCTCTAGGTGACATTGAATTTGTATTAACCACACGTAGGTTAGGGAATAATAAAGTCTCTAGGTGCGATGTGTAGTGTTGCTAATGAATAATAAAGTCTTTAGGGTATGTGCATGATTATTAACCCCATCTATAAGTCAAAAGATTATTCTATAAATAATACCAATAACATAATATTATGTTATTGGTATTATTTTTAAAAAGGAGGGAAAATATATGAGCAATAATAAACTAAATAATAATGATAATAAATAAATATTAAAAATTATTTAATGTTTAACATATTAATAAATAAAAATATTCACAAAGTACGGATAATTATTTTTATAATTAAAAGGAAATGAAAGAATGATTAGAATACACACTAATACGTTGTTGATTTGATACTATTAGTGTGTAATAAAGGTGTATCCAATATGTTGTTGATTTGATACTGCTGGATTTCATTGAACTTGTATTAACTACATTCATATTAATACGTTGTTGATTTGATACTATTAAGTGGATGTATAGTGCTCTAATACGTTGTTGATTTGATACTATTAGGTGCATGAGCAAGATCTTAACCCCGTCTATGAATTCGAGAATATATTAATAACGAATAATTAAGGTTTCTTTTGTGAACCCTTAATTATTTTTTTTTATTTGATATTAAACATACAAATAATATGTGAGGAGGTTGAAAAATGAATATTAAAGAATTCTTAAAAAATCCTGTTGGTAAAGGTGCAGTTATACCTGGTAAAAATACTTTATTAGCAGATTTAGATAAACGATATAGAGCTTTATTGGAAAGAAAAGAATTTGAATTTAACATATATAGGAAAAAAGATTGTTTCTTTTTCCATTTTTTAATAATGACTGAAGATCCTGAGAGAGAAAATGATTATGACGTTGTAATAGGATTTTATCCAACAAAAACTCAAAAATTTGACACTGTTATTACTAGATATGATATTAAAATATTTTCAAATTCACCTAGTTTTATATACACATACGCTTATGTAGCTAAACAAAATAAGTTATTAATAGTTGATTTTTATAATAAGTTTGATGTAAATGTTCTTAAAAAACCACCAGTATCACGTAACCCTGGGAAGATAATGGGTTATGAAAAATCAGTATATTATGCATGTAAATATTTAGTAGAACATGAGAACTTATTAAATAAAGCATATGCTAAAAATCATTCTGATTCTAATTATAGAAAATTAATAAAAGAAGTCAGAAGAGATAGTGTTATATTACAAGAAATAAAAACAGCAAAAGCTATCAAACAAGCTAAAAAATATGAAACTAAAAAACAAGATAAAATAGAAAAATCAAAAATAAATCATATAGGTAAAAGTAATAGAACGCAATCTGGTGTAAATTATATAAATAAAATAAATAATAAAAATAAAGGAGGCAAAATAACACATGTCGGTAAAAGTAAAAAAACTAAATCATCCGTTAATGTTATTAAGAAAAAAAGATAATGTAATATATACTGATTTCAATTATATATTATAATAATGATATGAAAGGGGTGGTTATGTTGAAAAATGAAATTTTATATCAGGATTGGTTAAAAAATATTGATGAAGATGATATTGTTTTTGTTCCAGATAGTGGTATAATAACAGTTTTCTTTGAAAGAAAACTAAATTATAAATTGGAAAATAGTACAATATCAATATTTACAGCAAAATCAAAATATAGAAATCAGATACCTCTAATCTGTAATCATCTGAATTATTTTGTTAAATTCTATGATCCTGAAAATAGATATATGACTGCATTATTAAAAGTAAAAACTATTTTAGATGAAAGAGAAACTATTTTATCTAAAAAGTCTTTTATTGATTTATTATACACTCATATAATAACAAAGCCGATAATTCAACAAGTTTTCGATTTAGTAGAATTAAATAATATTAGAAGTATAGAGGATGTTGATAAAACTGCGAAATATGGTAAAGAAGCTTCATTTACAGATAAACATAATACCATATTATATAGAATGTCTATGTGTACAAATTTAATGATTCCATTAATATTACACTATATTCATAGATTTTCATCTATAAATAAAAAGACTTTCTTAATAGATGAGTATTATGATCCTTTATTTGAAATATGTGGCAAAGGAGTAAATTTAAAAGAAAAATTATTGAATTATATATTAAATGAAACAGAAAAGAGCATGAAAAGAGATAAATTAATTTGGGAACAAAAAGCATTACAAGGTGATAAAGATTTCGTTAGTTTCGCTGAAGAGAAATTGCAAAATATCATAAGTAATATAATTCCTAAATTGGATTATAGTGAAATATCTCATAATATAGCATTAATCAGGAGTACAATATCTACCGACTTTAGAAACTTTACAAGAGAACAATATTCATTATATCCTGAAGAAATTTCTGACATAAAAGATAGTGATGATTCATTATCTCAACAAGATAAAATGGAAATGACTGTATCTAGAATAGACCTTTCTAATGTTATAATATGTAATGTTAATAAAAAGACAGTAATAGAAAAATTAAAGAGAAGCTTAAAACTAGATATAAATGAAAAAGAAAAAGCATATTATAAAAAACATTATAAACCTTCTGAATTTCAAATGGAAATGATAAAATTATATTTCGCCAAATATTTTAACGGATTTGTTGAAATGTCATCTTTAACAGCAGATGAATTTTCAACATTAGTTATAATAATGAAATATAAAATGCAAAGTGAAGGTTATAAATATTTACAACATATGATAATAGGACATATGTTAGATAAGAATGTAACTAAAACTATGAGAAGTCACAAGTTTATCGATAAAATCGAACAATCTTCTACGTATAAAAGATTGATTGATAAGAAATATAAAAAATTATTAAAATTAAAAGGAGATAGAATAATTTTAGATAAATTATCGTTATTACTGAAAACAAAATTTTCATTTATAGATTATAATAACAAAAAGATGTTAGGAAAACAAATAGAAATAAATGAAGATATGGTATGTGATGAGTTTTTATTATTCTTAAGTAATATATAGTAAGGGATTTTCCCTTGCTATATTTATTTTTTGTAAGGAGGTGGTTATATTGGATTCAAAAGAATTTAAACTAGAATTAATAGAAGAAATAACGCATACAATATTTCCATCATCATATAGTAATAATGAATTAGGTGTTAGATGTCCTTTTTGTGGTGATAGTGTTAAAGATCCAAACCATCACCATTTAAATATACGTATAAATCCAGATGATAATGAACCTATTGTGTTCCGTTGTCTTAGATGTAATATATCAGGATTATTAACATCAGATACATTAGCAATGATAGGAAACGTTAGTACAGAATATGCATCAGCATTAAAAAAATATAATAGGTTATCTAGTAAAAAAAGTGGTATCATAATTAATAAACAAAAGTTAGATTTGAAATTTCCTGAATTAAAAATAACTGATGGTGTAATTAAAAAACATAAATATATAGAACACAGACTAGGATTAAAATTAGATATAGAAGAATTAAATAACAAGAAAATCATATATGATTTTCTTGGATTAATGAAGTATAATAATATAGAAAATTTAAATTGTTCTATAGAAAAAGCAATAAGTTTACAAAATGAACATGTTGGATTTTTGTCAGCAAAAAATGATTTTATAAACTTTAGAGATATTTCAGGTAATAATAAAAGATATTATATTTATAAAGTACTTAAAAATTTTGATACAACAGGTAAATTTTATATAATGCCTAATAACATAGATCCTTTTTCAACAGAAATGAAAACAATAAATATTGCTGAAGGTGTATTTGATATATTAGGATTATATTATCATATATTTAAAAAATATGAAGATAATATGATTTATACTGCTATAAATGGAGCTGGATATTTAAATGTAATAAAATATATTATGAATCAAGGAGTAGTTTGTGATGTAAATGTAAATATTTTTTCAGATTCGGATAGACCTCCAAAATATTATTATAATATGATTGAAAGAATAGAACCATTTGTTAATAGTGTAAATTTATATTATAATTCTTTAAGTAAAGATTATGGAGTAACTGAAAAAGAAATAAAATTATATGAAGTTAGAGTATAAAAACTCTAACTTCATATATAAAAATAATTAATATAGGGAAGATCGAATATAACATTTGATTATACAATTTTTTATTAAAAAATGTTATTTTAGTGAATATTCAAGAATCACTTATTATATTGTTATGTATAATTTATATTAATTAAACAAAATTATAAAGGTTAATATATTTATTATTGAAAGTGAGGTGATATTCATGGGTTTTAAATTCAATGAAAGGGATTTTATAAATAATAATATATTCAAATATGAGGATAAATTAAATACTCAGTTTAGTCGTTTTCAAGAACAAACACCGATGTATGTTACTTGGTATAATATATGTATAAATGAAAGTACTGTAGATTTAGGATTCTCTAATGTTGAAAAAGTATTAGGATATAATTCTCCTATAAAGTATAATGAAATTAAAAACTTTCCTGTTTATGATTTTCAAGCAGTACAATTAGCTATTGAAGAACAGGAAGAGGGCTTAGATACTGAATTTGAAAGTGAATTAACTATACTACCCAATACTATAAAACCTTACCCTCATGATTTTTTTGTATTAGAACATAAAGGTAGGGAATTTTTATTTGAAGTCAATGAAGTTAATTATGACACAATAAAATCACATAATTATTATAAAGTAACATATCATATAAAATATGTTGATGAAGAACAATCCAATAAAATTGATGAACAAATTAGTGGTAAATACACATGTATTGTTGATAATATTGGTACTGAAGATAAATGTATATTAGAAGATGAAATATTAGAATTAATAGTTAAGTTAAAAGATATATATTATGAACTATCTCGTAAATATGTAAATTATTTTTATAATAAAAAATATAATACATTTATCTATGTAGACATAAATAAAAATACAGTATATGATAGATATTTAAATATGTTTATTCAAAGAAATAGTTTATTATATGATCATGAATCACATAAAGCAATTTATTTGACAAATGAAGATTCATGTTGTTCTTTTGAACTAGAATATGATAATTCTATTTATAAAGCATTTGAATTACAAAAACCAAAGAGATTATTAAATAATAAGTTCAGATTAGTAGAAATATCTAATATATATTCTATATTTTATTATTATAGTGTGTTATGTGGTAGTGTTAGATTTAATAATGGGGATATGGATTATATTGAACCTAGATTATTGAGAGCAATGAAAGAAAATATTATAGGAGACGATGGAGAATCAAAAAAAGATTTTGTCAAAATTCCTATATTTTATCTACAATCAAAAGATATTAATAATGAAGATATTGGAGAGTTTACTGAATTTGATAAGATACTGATAAAATACATCAATAACAATATAGAATCAATACATGATATAAATTTAGAAAAATTGGATGATGAAGTATTCTTTGATTTAAACTGGTTTAGTTTTATAAAGATACCTCTTGTGCTATTCTGTATAAAACGTTGTTATAAAAAATTTCTTTCTAAAACAATAGTATAATGCTTAAAAAATTAATTTAAAGGAGTTGAATAAAAAATGTTAGAAAATTTAAGACAAATAATTGACGAAGACAATAGAATTGAAAACATTAATGAACTTATGGTTGAAGCTACAGATTCTGCTATAATGGATATGTTTATAGATGAAGATGGTGAAGCAGAAATACCTGAATCAGAATTAAACAAAATTTTATCTAAAATACCTGAATATAATCAGGAAGAGGAATTAAATAAAAAATTAAAAAGAATAACTGAATCTTATATTCCTGATTATGATGAAATTGTTGAAGAAGGTAAAAAAATAGAACAAAAACTAAGAGATGTAACAAGAAAAACTAACGATGTTACTGCAACTAGTAAAAAAGCATTAGCTGCAACAGGTGGAGCAATAGGTGCATTTTCAGCAATAACAGGAGGATTAGGAATACCTTCAATAGCTTTAGTATCAGCTATTGGAGCAGCATCAGGATTAGCAACAGCAAATTATAGTACAAAACAATTTAAAAAGAGAGTATATAAATATAGTAAAGGAGATCCTATTACTAAATCAACTGTAACTAAATTATTAAAAGCTTGTAGTACAATAAGAGATCTTAGTAAATTTGAATTATGGTTGGATGATGTTGATAAAGGATTTACACTTTTATTTAAGGATGATAATCCTAAAGTTGCTGAACAAGCAAAAAAATTTAGACAATGGTTAGATGATGAAATATATAATAAAAAATTACCTGAAAAACGAGAAGAACTAAAAAATAATTTAAAGAAAAAAATAAAAAGTAAAATACGTAAAGAATCATTTGATTTTGATGATGAACTATATTCAAGAGAAGAACTTATTGATATGATGGAAGAAGAAGCATCTTTATATGAAGATGGTGAAATAATAGAAGAAAATATAGATGACAAAGAATCAATGTCTTTATATGAAAAAGCACAAAATATAGTTGATGATATATTTTAATATGTTTTAAAACAATAAGACATAGAGTAAAATAATATTTTATAGGAGGTTATTTTATGTTAACATTATATAGAAAAGACGGAGTATTATATGGTAAATGTATAATAGAACGTCTAATTAGTAATGAAATTAAAAATAAATTAAATGTATCTAAAGACCCACAATTAGTTGAAACTATGTTATTATTGGATATTCTTAGAAGAAATGAATATGTTTTATTAGAAACTCAAGGACAATTTAAAAGACCAAGATTATATAATTTTGAAATAGATTTAGATAATAAAGCATATCAAATAATAGATGTTGTTGAGAAACCAAAACCTCAACCACAACCTAAAAAGGTTGAACCTAAGGTGGAACCAAAACAAGAAAAACCAGTAGTAACACCTCAAGAAACAAAAAATGTTGAACCTGAAGAAGAATTTAAGAAAAAAAGACATAAATAAAAGGAGTTGATATAGATGAAATTTGTTATAATGAGTAATAAAAAAATTCCAGGATTTGGTGGAATTAAAGGACCTATTCTAACTCCTCAAGAAATACCATTGGAAAAAGTACTAAATATGGTTTCTTTAGGTTTTGAAGTATTTGAAGTAATGGAAGATGGTTCTCGTAGAAAAGTACAATTTAGTGATGAAAGAATACTATGTGAAATGATAAATCAAAAATTAACAAAGAAATATTGTCAAGTATATCCACCTATTGATTCTGTTACCCTAGTTGAGTCACCTGAGAATAAATCAGATTTAAATATATTTGAAAAAACAAGTGTTAAAAATATAGATAATACTATTTGTAATACAACAAGAGGTAAAGATGAAAATAAAGAATCAGAAGAAAAACAATTAAAGAAAGATAAAAAGAATAATAAATTAGATAAAAAAACCACATTACCAAAAATAGATAATGTTGAGGAAATATCTGATGATAAATAAGTATAAAAATAAATTCAATGATTTATTTAATTAATAAAAGATGTTATAGTCTTTGGACTATAACATCTTTTATATTTATCCTTTAAATTTAGGATCTCTCTTTGTTAAACAATATAAGGTTTGTATTGCTTCATTTGTTGTTAATCTTATATTATCACCATTGGCATCCAATATGTTTCTCTTAGATTTAACTATCTTGTCACATTCATCATTCGCTTCTAATGAGAAAACTCCTTTTATAGAAGTTTGGTCACCGTCATAATCGCCACCTATTGCTTTTAAATATACATTTGACATTTTTAATACATCAAAAAAGAATGTCGCAACATCATTTTTACTCATACTAAAATCTACTACAGGATAATAATCATATTTTTCACCATTTACAACAGCAGGCATTGTTTTTAAAGTAGATATTATTCTAATTTTATTAGGAAACGTACCTAAATGATTTAATACAGGATATCTAGTTATATATACATGTTTATTTTCAATAGCTCTATATGTTGCTATATATAATAAATCTGTATATGACATATCTCTATCCACACCATTAACATTTATTTTATAATATATAGGATACTTTTGTTCTTCTACTAATGGTATTGGTATTTTTTCAAATCTATCACCATATGAACGAGTAAATGTATCCATGATATTTTTAAATGTATCTTCATTATATACTAAGTCAAAAGGTGCTAATTCTGCAGAACCACTTAATTTAGGATTATATAATGACAAATCCTCAATTTTATAATTTAATTTTTCATACATTTCTCTAAATAGTGTTCTCATTTCATATAAGACAAATGGGAAAAATGTTGTACATGTTATTGATATAGGTAATCCACAATGATAAAAATCAACTGGATTATCTTTATATGTTTCACCAAATTGTGGTGCTGTTATAACTGCACGACATCCATAATCTACGGATTTACCCAATAATGATTGTCTTATTAAACCTCTTTTCTTTTCTATTTTTTGTTTAAAATAATCATACAATTCTACTAATGTATCTTGAATTCTACCTATAGTTGAATTAGCTAAGAATTCAAATTCAGTTGATGATTTATACATATTAGCATATTTTAATAATTTACAATATAAATCAGTTAATTCATTATTTGATATTTTTCCTTGACCTACATTTTTATAATTAACATCTCTATAAAATGCAGGTATTACTATCCATTGTTTACAAAATAAAACATCTTTTTTAGTACTTTCTAATAATACAATACGTTCATTACGAACGTTTGAATCATTTTTCTTAAATTTTATTTTATCCCAGTTTCGATATAACCACATTAATCCCGTACTACCTTCAGGATCTTGTTTTATACTACCATCATCTGTTATTATATAACTTTTTCTCCCATGTACAATATGTTCAATATTTCTTTCGACTCTTCTCATTATTTTATATACATATGGATGTAAAAAAGGTCCTCCTAAATCTATATATGCATAAGTTTCTTTTCTTTCTCGAGAAGTAGTACCGAATATTTCCATAGATAATAAACCATCTGGTGTGGGAATATAACCTGTTTCATATAAAATAGGATTTGACACTTCTTTAAGACCATTGGCTATTATCAGTTTCCTTGTATCTAGCAAATCTAATTTCATATAACTCCTCCTCACTTTCATATTCACTATCATTTATTTCAATACTCAATATATTATTATTTACATTAATATTTATTTCAAAATAACTTTCTGAATTAATTAGACTATCAATATCTCCTTCAAAATCATTATCTAAAATAACTTCTACTGTTAATATATCATTAAGGTTATCTAAATTAGCATTATATTCTGTAGTCTCTGATATATTTAATTTCTGTATTATCTCATAAACTTCTAGTATTTTTAAATAATGGTTTGATATTAAGTCTAAACAAGAATAGTCAGCTAATCCTGATTGGATTAGCTGATTAATAAACATATCTATACCCATATCTAAATCCATCCTTTATTAAAAAATTTTGGATTCTTGAAATTCACTATATCAATAATTTATCTTCTTCCTCATTTCTTCCTCCTTCTTTAACTCCTTAGTTTTTCTTTCGATTCGTGCATCTCTTAATGCTATTGCTTCTTTATACGTTAATTCATGCAAAAAATAATGTGCGTGTGTACCTCCAAACAATTCCATCATTTCATCTACAAATACAGCTAATCGCTCTATTCTATACTGGTATTGGTTTCCATTGCTTGTTGGTACTTTTGAAAAAGTATAGAATCTAGGTCTATAGGAATATAATCTATATGATTTCCACATTTTTTCTTAGGACAATTAACATCAAATAATCCATAAGAGAATTCCATATCATCTAACATACTACCTATTTTCGCACCTAATATACCTATATCTTTATCACATAATGAGTATACTAATTTTATTATATCTTCACTATCATCAACTTCATAATATGCACCAGGATCACTTGGATCAGGGACACATATAACATTTATTGTTGAAGATAATATTGCAGCTTGTTGATATTTTGCATCCATTTTATTTATTGACTCTACAGAATCATGAATAAAATCATATGCTGATTGTGCAGATAATCCTACATAAAAACCTGATTCAGGTAATTCAATTGCCACTTCTGTATTTAATAAAGATTCATCGAAACATTTTTCTGCTGTAGATTTCATATATGATGCATCTACTGTTTTCTTAAATGCTTCTTTTAATTTATCAGACATTCTTTCGGCTCTTAATAATCCCCTAACCATATATTTATGTGTTATATCTTGTTTACATTCAGGACATTTTAATGGAAACTCATCTTCTTCAGGATAAGTTGCACAAAGAATACCATATACAAAACAATCATATTCTAATTGTGCTACTGATCTTAAGAAAGTATTAAAATTCATTTTTCCTATAGAAGTATCAACTACTTTAGAATGTATTAAAGACCATTTACTTATTAAATTATCTTTAGTATTTTGTGAATTGTCAACTAAACCTATTAATTCAAAAGTACTACATCCAGACACTCTAGCAGTAATACCTGATATTGGTAATACTATTGTTGTTTCTTTTACAGAATTTATTTTTTTAATTATAGCATCAGAAGAACCTTTTTTAACTTTTTTTCTTCTGATAGTTTTTAATGAAACAGTTTCCACTTCTTCTACTTTTATTTTCTTAACATGTTCAAGTTTTTTTCTTTCTTCATCAGTAAAATCAACATGACCCATTCCAGATTTATCTATAATAACTATAGCTTCTTCATATTTTCTCTTTAAATCTTCAGTAGTTTTTATTTCTTCTTCTTTTTTATTATCTACTTCTTTTTCTAATATATCATCATCAATATTTTCTTCATCTTCTAATTCTATTTTTTCATCTTTTTCTTGATTTTTTTTATAAGGTATTTCTTCATTTTCTACTTTATTTTCTTTTTGGAAATCATCTTTTAATTCGACTTTTGGTTCGATTTCTTCTTCTACTATTATAGCATCAGGATCATCTTCTGGTTTTGGTTCTTCCTTAACAACTAATCCTGTTTCATCATTAACAAATAGATCTGCAACACTAGTATATTCCCCAGTATCTTCTAGTCTTTTTTTTGCAGCTTCTATGTCTTCATTCATTTCTGATAAATAACTTTCAATATTAGCTTTTTGATCCTTATTTATAGTTGGTAATGTAACACCTTCTACCATATTAGGTCTACCTTTCATTAATTCATCAGTATCGACCTCTACTCCTCCTGTTGAGTATTCATCATTTATTAAACTTGGATCTGGAGCTCTTCCTAATGTATGCTCCATGTTAGTATCTACTTGTTGTTCTTTACGAACTTTTATATTATTTTCTTCTAACATTTTTTTTATATCTATTTTTTCATCCATGTTTTTACCTCCTAATTATTTTTCATTTTTTAATCTTCTTCTATTTGAAAGCTAAAGTGAAGTTTATTTAATTCATCTCTGTAAAAAGCATAATATGCAGTTATAGTTTTTTCTTCATCAACTTCATCCATTAATGGAATTGATACTATTAAATAAGTTTTATCATTTATGTTATCAACATTAGCAACATATATTCTACTATCATCGATAAAAGGAAGCAATTCCTTACAATTCGATGCTATTAAACCTTGTATTTGCTCTGGATCTAAAATCTCACTCATATTATTTTTTATATATTTTGTTATATCTACTCCTATATTAGGCATAGTTGGCAAATTACCTGGTTTCATTAATAATATGTTTAATATATAATTGACCAATGATTGATGTCTATTATAAATGGTACTTTTTTGAAAATCATCTTTAATCAAACCAATATCTCTTGGTAATGGCAAATCAAATCACTCCTTTCAAATATTAGATTTTTATTATAATATTGTAAATTATAATAAAATTCCAACTTAAAACAACATATTAATGCATTGTTATTAAAAAATATAAAGAAAGGATGAATAATATGTATAAATGTAAAATATGTAATAAACAATTTAAAGATTTAGCTAGTTTACTAAATCATATAGAATCTAAACATAAAGAAATGATTCCTCAAGATATGAATGTACACCAATATTACTATTACATGAAAACTGGAAAAACTCATGGAAATTGTGTAATGTGTAAAAATCCAACAGAATGGAATAAAAATACTAATAAATATAATAGATTTTGTGATAATCCAGTATGTAAAGAAAAATATCGTGAAATTTTTAAAAAAAGAATGATAGGTAAATATGGTAAAACTCATTTATTAAATGACCCTGAAAAACAAAGGGAGATGTTAGCTCATAGAAAAATATCTGGTAAGTATAAATGGGAAAATGGAACAGAAACTACTTATACTGGAACATATGATTTAGATTTTTTAAAATTACTTGATGGATTTTTTGAATGGGACCCTAATGATATATCAATGCCTTCACCACATAATTATAGTTATATATATGATGGTGTTGAAAAATTCTATTTCCCTGATGTATTTATACATTCTTTAGATTTAGAAATAGAAATAAAAGATGGAGGTAATAATCCCAATACGCATCCAAAAATACAACATGTTGATAAAGTAAAAGAAAAACTTAAGGATGAGGTTATGACATCACAAAAATCATTTAATTATATAAAAATATATAATAAAAATTATATTAACTTTTTTGAGTTCTTAAAATTATATAAGCAACAATTTGAAAAATATGGTGAAAGTTCAAAAATACCAAAAATATTTTTAATTGAAGATAAAGAAAGAGTTGTTAGTAATCCTCCTAAAAAATTAACAGAATCATTTGATTTCAATGATGAAGATATGACTCCAACATATGAAATAACTTCATCTTTATTTAATAAAGCAATATCAACAGTTGGACAATTTTTATTAAAGGATAAATTAAATAATATTATTATATATGACATACAAGCACATTATAACAAACCTAATGAAGTGAAGAAAATAATTCAAAATGCATTGAAAAATTGCAAAGATGATAATGATCTTGAATTTGTTGAATCGCTGGTTAAAAGAACTGTAGATTATTATGAAAAAAATCCTACTGATGGATGGTCAGATTATAAAGATTGGATTAGATATAAATACAGAAAAGAAGAAAAAGAAATTAAAAAGAAAAATAAAAAGAAAGCTAAACAAGATGGATTGTATAAGATGATAGAAAGTTACGTTATAAGTGATAAAAGTAAAAATATAGATTTATCATATGCTTTAGTCCATAAATATCTTAAAAATAAAGATGATGAATGTTTAACAAAATTATTAAATGACTATACTGATTGTTATAATAGAGAATTAAAAGAAAGACCTGAAGCTAAAGAGCATATAAATAATGATGTTAAAAAAACTATTGATTATATAGATAGTTTGGAAAAACAAGGTTTAGTAGATAGGGAATTTACTGAAAAGCATAAACCAAAATTACAACGATTAGTTGAAAGTAATGATACTATATTGACATTAATATATGAAAAATCAATGAATAGAAAATTATTTAATTTAATGGATGATACTAGTAAATTATATATCGGTGATAAATATTTTATTAAACGTCCTGAAGGTAAATCAAAAATAAATTGTATTGTTTCAGAAGGAGATTTAAGTAAAGATATTCTAAATCATAATATTTTACAATATAAATTAACAACAAATGATTCATTTAATGAAAACAGTATTATGAAAAATCTAATTGAAGAAGGATTAGATATTTATGGATTATATGATTTACAAGATGATAAAAATATTTTTTTACACGATATATGTAAAACATTAAATATAGATGGAACTATTAAAAAAATATAAAGGAGGTGTTGGTTTATGTTGTTTCCTTTAAACAATTATGATGATGTAATTAGAGCTGTGAATGAATTTGATAAAGTTAGACCAGCTTTACAAAAACATAGATGGATGGTTATTGAAAGTACTCTTACTAAATTAGATAAAACAGTAGAGGCTGAAGCAGATAATCCTATAAATAAATTTGATACTAGACGAGTGATTTGCAAAGAAGTTAAATTTAATAATATTTTTAAAAATTATATAAATATACTTCAAAATGATATAACAGATTTTAATAATATAGTTTATAATAAGATTTCAAATACTATAAATTTTAAAGATACAATGAAAAAAATTGTTCAAATTAGTCGTGAATATAATATGTATGCTGATGAATTAATAATTAGATATTATCCCCATTTAAAACCTTATTGTGAGGTGTTTAGAACAGCAGTATATAAACTGGTAGATTATTTTTTCAAATCTATGAATTTAGAAATAATTAATAATATATTAGATGATATTGAATTTATTATTAATAGTAATGTATTATGTTCTTCTCATATTGAAAGATACACTTTTATTTTTAAATTTTTAATGAAAAAATCATTATATATTAATTTATTAGATGATAACACTAAAGATAGAATATGGGCAATAACATCAGTTGATGGTGATAATTTTTATATGTTACCAAGTAATAAACTGTATACTGTAAATACTAATAGTTTATTAAGTTATCTTAAAATACGAAAAAGAGATTACGAAATGGATTTAGTATATAATGATTTAAATTCAGATTATAATAAAGTTAATTTATATATAGAAGGCATGGATAAATCAATAGAAAAAATATTCAATCAATATATTACAATAGTTGGATTATTTAATATAGACGATATTGATGTTCTTAAATTGAACACTAAAGGATTTTCTCCTATATTTCATTATACAAGATTTGCACCTGCTAGAGAATGTAATATATACTTCTATACAGATCCTAAAACTAAATTAAAATACATTATATTAAAAACTAAAAATAAAGATGAATATCTTTTTATTAATAAAGACAAGAAATTTAAGGTCCAATTAAAATTCAATTCATTGAAAGAGTCTTTAAATGAAATATTAGAATCAACTATAACTATAACTGATAAATATAATAATTTTTAATAAAAATAAGGGAATATATTTTATTCCCTTATTTTTTAACACTATAAAACAAATATATATGGAGGTGCGAAAATATGGATAATAAAAAAGAACAAAAAGTTGATACCTTCTTTCAATTTATAAAAAAACAAATTGAAAAATGCTTTTTAAAAATAAAGCAAGGTGGTATAATAAAAACTTGGAAAAGTATAAATAAAAAAGGTAGACAGACGATTATATTGGTATTATTATGTATAATTGCTATTATAACATGTATATTTGGTATAGAAAAATATATATCTGATAATATAAATATTAAAGAAGAAAATAAAGAAATTGAAGTTAATATTATAAATAAATCAGATAATATTGTTGATGTTAATAAAGTTGAAAATGGTATTGACGTGAATATAAATGAAAAAGATAAAGAATACCAAAGAGTTAAGATAATAGCAAATAAAAATCTATATATACGCAAACAACCTAAAGAGAACAGTGAAATAATAGGAACACTACCAAATGGTTATATTACTGAAGTAATTGATGAACAAAATGGTTGGTGTAAACTTTATAATAATCCAGGTTGGATTTATATGAAATATGTTGAATATATAAAATAATGTATTATATAACAACAATATAAAATGTAAAAGGTAAGATTTTCAATTATATATTATACAATTGAAAGAAATAAAATAATTATTAATTAGGAGGTAAATTATATTATGGAAAATCAAGAAAGAAAAACTAATAATATTATTGGTGTAGGTGAACATTCATTCATGAATGAATGTTACTTTGGTTCATTAGCTAAAATAAATGGTTCTCATATAATAAAATTCTTACAATCATTTATTGATTGTAAGGGAGATATTGGAATAAGTTATGCAAAAAATGAAAACGGCGAAGTGGAGGCTATGCTAGCTATTCCATTTAAAGCCAATAGGAAATCTAATGGTTTCCAACAAAAAAAGGGAAATATCCCTATCCCAGGATTCTCTTCAGGGAATGACCAATTGAATGACAACGTAATGAGACAATTAAACAAAATCAGAATGAATATACGTCCTATATTATTAGAACATGAAGATGCTGTAATATTTAGATTAGATTTTGCTGCATTAGTTATTGAAATGATGAACCCATCTAAAGGTTATAATGTTTCCATTGAAGAAATAAAACTTCAAGGTGGATATGATATAGTTGCAATTGTTTCAGTATATAGAAGTAACAATAATCAATCTAATAAGATGACTAGAATATTACAAAAGAATAGTAATCGTTTTAATAATGGACAAAAATATAATAGACGTAAATAGATGGTATAATAGAGGTATTGGATATCCAATACCTCTATTATATTTTTTCTATAAATTTAAAAAAATAAAAAATTAAATAACACTCCTTATTGGTATGTATCAGCAAAAATAAATATTAATTTCATTAAATTTAATACATACCAACAACTCCGTAAGGAGAAGAAGATGACTGGAGGACGATAATAAAAGAGAGTCCGACAGGAGAGGGAGTTGTTGAAATAAAGATAAAATATGGAAAGGAAGATACGTTCATTAACAATAAATGTTAATGAATTTTTTATGTCCCTAATAACATTATATTAATAATAATGAAAAGGAGAGTTAATACAATGAGTAAAAAAAATAAAGAAGTTAATTGTGAAGTTATTGATAAATTAGCTACATTAAAAGAATTTAATGGTGGTTATGAAAAAACTTTAATGAAAGTAATATGGAATGATAATCCTATAACTACAGACATAAGATTTGTTAATACTAACACTAATTTTGTAGGAAAAGGAGTTTCATTATCAGAAGAAGAATGTGAATTATTAGTCAATACTTTAATAAATGAAGGTTATGGTTCTATTGAAAATATGAAACAAGCAATAGTAAAACAAATGAGTAGAGTCGATCCTGATATAAAAACTTATGAAGATTGTGATGAACTAGCGTCATATTATATAGATGAAGATGGATATGAAGTTATTTCTATACCTAAATATGAATAAGGAGGTGTTTTAAAAAATGGAATTTTATAGTTCTGAAGTATTTAATTATATAATTAATAATAAGAAAAAAATATTGGAAATGCAAAATAACAAAGAAGAAGAAATTAAACAAAAAGATGATGACATTATAGAAATAAAAAATTATAATATTATAGATGAAGAAGATTTAATAGAAGGAGAGTGATAATATGTCAGTTTATTTTGGTTCAGATTGGCATTTTTCTAAAGAAGCTAAAAATGGAAAACCTTTTAGATATAATGTTAGTAAAAATGAATTAATATTAAAAAATTATAGATATACTATCAAAGATGATGATATATTTGTATTTTTAGGTGATTTAACTTATATAGGTGATGACAATCCAATGCAAGTTCAAAAACAAATAGACCAAATAAAATTATTACCAGGAAAGAAAATCTTTATAAAAGGTAATAATGATTATATGGATTTAGATTTTTATATCAATGAATTAGGATTTGATATAAGTAAAGAAATAATTAAAATGAATGATGTTTATTTATCACATATTCCTATGAAAATAAAAAATAATGAAATTAATATTCATGGACATATTCATGGAGCAAGAAATTATTGGGATTGTGAATCTAAAAATCACGTAGATGCTTTCAGTAAAGTTTATGGTTATAGACCTGTAGAATTAAGAGAATTATTATACGGAAATTACAGCTTTATAAAGAAAAAATTATTGACTAACAATTTATTAGAAAGTATAAATCGAGATTTGTATAATATGTTTTAGATTTTTGGGAGGAATATTATGAAACGATTTAAGAATAAAAAAGATGAATTAGCTCATATAATGATAGGAGCAATTGCATCAGGAATGAATAAAGAATTATTTAATTATCAATTAGAAGAATTTAAAACAGAATATGGAGAAGATTTAGTTTTCGATGTTAAAAAGCAATATGATGGTTTAATTAATAGATTGATAGAAGAATAATGTAAAAAGTAATATATTCAATTATATATTATATAAATGATATAATTATTGAGTGTTATGTTAAATGATTTAATTAGTAAATCATATTATATAAATTCAAAATATATGTTTGTCTATAGAACATGGATTCTGGAAACGGAATACATGCATTGTGTCGCCGAGGGTTGACGTTACGTAAGTAGCCTCTTCCGATAAGGGCAATGGACATAATAAATTATTATGTTTGTCTATAGAACATGGATTCTGGAAACGGAATGTATGCACTGTGTCGCCCAGGGTTAACGTTATGAAAATAGCGGTTTCCGATAAGGTCAGTGGACATATTGAAATGTGTTTGTCTATAGAACATGGATTCTGGAAACGGAATGTATGCACTGTGTCGCCCAGGGTGATGTTGTGAAAGCAGTATACACCGACAAGGTCAGTGGACATAATATATGAATAATAAATTATTATGTTTGTCTATAGAACATGGATTCTGGAAACGGAATACATGCATTGTGTCGCCGAGGGTTAACGTTATGAAAAATAGCGGTTTCCGATAAGGGCAATGGACATATTAAAATATGTTTGTCTATAGAACATGGATTCTGGAAACGGAATGTATGCATTGTGTCGCCGAGGGTTAACGTTATGAAAAATAGCGGTTTCCGATAAGGGCAATGGACATAATAAAATATTGTGTTTGTCTATAGAACATGGATTCTGGAAACGGAATACATGCACTGTGTCGCCCAGGGTTGACGTTACGTAAGTAACCGCTTCCGATAAGGTCAGTGGACATATTGAAATATGTTTGTCTATAGAACATGGATTCTGGAAACGGAATCCATGCACTGTGTCGCCCAGGGTTGACGTTACGTAAGTAGCCGCTTCCGATAAGGTCAGTGGACATAATATATGAATAATATAATATAATAATATTAAATCATTTAATATAACACTCAATAATTAAATAATACAAAATGGAGGTAATTTTATGTTAATAAAAACTTGTGAACATGATTTATTAGGATGTATGGATGTTTTTGGTGATGAAAAAGGACTATGGTTTAGATTTTCTGATGTTATCAGATGTTTAGAAATAAGTGAGAACAGAGGTATCTTTAAATATAAATTTTTAGATCCTGATTTAAAACAAACTAGAACTTTTGAAGAGAATAATATTAGTGCACCTCATAAATTTATTCATGAAAAAGCAGTATATGAATTTATGTTAATAGGTGAAAGTGAATATTGTAAAATTTTTAAAAAATGGGTGTCTGAAATAGCATCTGAAATGGGAATATTAAATAGAAATATAACAGATTCATATATGGATTCAATGGAAACATCAGACTATGAATATATATCAGCATATATGAAAAACTTAAAACCTAAAACACCTGCTGAGGAAACAGTTAAAGATGCATTCAATCGTTTTGATTCTATATTCCAAAATATGACAGTAGGTTATGATTCTAAGAAAATAATAGAAACAAATAAAGATTTCGATTCATCTATTGAAGTAAAAACTGAAGATGCGTGGGCTAATGAATATTGGAATCCTAAATATAATCCGTCTTTTAATAAACTTCCTCAAGATTATTCTAATTTTGCAACAAAAGACGAATTGATGAAAGATTTAATAAATGACAATATATCTTGTTTAGATTATATTGATGAAGAAAATAGGACTCACAAAAAATATAATAAAAAAATAAGTGATATAAAAACTCGTCAAGAATTAATAAAAGAATTTACACTATCTTATATGACTAAAGAAGATGAAGAAAGAGTAAAGAAAGAATTAAAAGAAAATAAAGATGACGGAGTAAAATATAATAAAGTTGTTAAAATAAGTAAAGATTGTCATGTGCCAGATTATTTTAAAAATATATTTTAATAAAAAACATTGGAGGATATTATGAAAAAGAAGATACTGTTATGGATATCGCTAATATGCATTTTTATAGGAGTGAATATGATATTTGCTAAATTAATAATTGACAATTCTGATTTAATATCAGAAATCACAAATACACCACATGACTCAAGTACAGTAAAAGTAATAGAAACTGTAGAAAATGTATTTGAAGAAAAAGCTGACACTATAGTGTATGTAGGTAATTATGAATATAATGGAAGTAATGTGTATTTTGAATATACTACTGATTTATCATCAGCATATGTTACAGCAAATGATAAATCTATAATAGTATATATGGATAAACCGACACTTCTAAATAGTTCAGTTAAACTTAAAGAAGATAATAGAATGAAAACAGAAGGAAAAGAGTTACCAGATAATATTTATTTAGATATAGATAATTATGTATGGTGTTCCGAGGATAATCCTTTATTGGAATTATCTACACAAAGAACTATTGAAAAAATAATTAATTCAAATGTAAAAAGTAATTATAGAAAAATAGTTATTATTTATTAATAAGGGGGTAAAAATAATGAAAGATTTAGTAATTACTGTTAATGAGTGGAGTAAAAATGAAAATAATGAATTTTCAACTCTATCAACAATTTATACAACAACTAGTGTTGATAATTTGCGTAATTTTATAAAAACAGGAAATATTCTTAATGGAGAAGATGTTGTAATTTTAATTTGGGAAGATGGAGTAATGCAACACGCATTTAATAGTGTCAATGCTTCTAGTTATGACCAAATATTAGATAGTATAGATTATATATGTAAAGATAAAGAAAAAGGATGTGACTTTTGTAGAAATGATGGAGTTAAATTGACAACAAATGTTGAATTTTGGGATTTACCAGAAAACACAAATGGTATTAGTGCAAATTTAGTATTTAATAATATGGGAAATGAAGCAGTTTTAAGTGTGGAATCTAACTATACAGATAGCTGTTATCTAGAACATGGTTATGATAGTAATATAATAAATATTCAATACTGCCCTGTATGTGGACGTAAATTAATACCATAGATATAAAAGGGATGGTTTATAAACCATCCCTTTTATATTTTTTAATTTAGTAATTAACATTTTAATAAAGAAAGAGGTGAATTCTTTTTGGAATTATATTTTAATATGTATAAAATTAAATATGTTAAATTAGATGAATTGTTAAAAGATATTATATTTGAAGAAGGAGAAGAAATAAATATTTTTATTAATTTAGAATCAGTGTTGAAAAAAATAAAATTTACTGATGAGGATAAAGAAAATATTTTTTATGGTCCTAAAAGAAATTTGAATTTAATATCATGCATATTCAATTTAATTTCACATTATAGACATTATTTTAATAAAAGAGGTATATGCAGTAAAGTATTCATTTATGGACCAGAAGGTAAAGATGAGATATATCTTAATAGAGAATACAATAAAAATTATAGAAAAGATATTTTATTGATGGAAACATCAAATACTATATCTATAGGAAATATATATAGAAATATAATATCAATGTTAAAAGATATATTATTATATGTTAAAGATGTTTATTTTATAACAAGTGGAATAGTAGAACCTTCTGTTATACCATATATTATAACAAAAATATCTAAAAACAATAAGAATTTTTTAATAACATCTGATATATATGAATATCAATATACTAAAGAAAATTTCTATATATTAAAACCCAAAATGGATGATTCAATATTAATAGATAAAAATAATGTTATGCAAGTATTAAAGAAAAAAGTTAGATGTAAAAGCACATTAGAACCAGACATTAATTTTATATCTTTTATTTTATCAATATTAGGTAATTCTTATAGAGGGATTACTAAGATAAAAAAAGTTGGCATTTCTACGATATTTAAATTGATTGATACTGGAATAAAAAATAACATTATAAATAATGATGTTGATAATATAAATATATTATTAAATGTAGTAGAAGAATATAATCAAAACCAAATAATGATAAATTATTTATGTACTAGTGTTAAAGAACAATATAAAAGATTATCAATATCTGAAGTGTCTTATATAGAAAAGCAGTTGATTAATAAACATGATGCTGGTTATTTAAGAGATGTTAATGACAAATATTTTATGAATTATCCGTTGAACATAATAGAGATAAATGGAGGTATTAAAAAGAAACAAGAAAAAATAATTTGGAGGTAAATCTAAATGTGTAGTAAAAAAATAAGACATTTAAAAGAAGAAATGTCATTGTATAAAGATTTTATGATTTTTACAGAAGGAGAAGAAATATCAGATAAAGAAGTAAAAGCTAGTTATATAATGCTAAGTTTTAATATAACAACATACGATACAGATATAGATTTAGAGTTATTTGATATATTAATTGAAATAATGGAAGCAATATTAAAACAAAAGACTTTAGAATATATCAATATTAGTAAACAAAATTATCGTAATTTTATATTATTTGTAAATATTATTAAAGAGTATATTGATTGGGGAACAAGCATACGAACTTGTTTTTTCACTAAATTATTAATTGAAAATATGTCTGATGGTTCATATATAGAATTTGAAGAATACAATGAAATAAAAGAATTGATAGATTATTTAAAAGAAAATAATATATAAATGGAGGTATTAAAAAGAAACAAGAAAAAATAATTTGGAGGTAAAATAATTATATGTTAATATTCAAAAGTTTAGAAAATGAAAAAATAGGTAAAGTCAGATTATTAATATCAGAATATGATAATACTATATGGTTTTTTACAAGTGATATTATACACTTAATATTAAAAAAAGAAGATTTAGTATCTTTTGCAGATATTAATGAAAATGATATTATGTTATTTTGTATGCATGATTTTCATGTTACATCTTTTGTTAAAGATACTGCTGCGTATGTTTATTGCAGTTCAGAATTTTCTAAAGAATTAAAGGAAATAGCTAATTCAGTTATACTAAATCATAGAAAAATAAGTAAAGACTTTTTTAGTTTTAAAGAAATAATTAATTTAGTTAAAGAATATTATAATAAAGATATGACAATATCAGATGTAATTCATTTTAGTAATATTGAAGAAATAGATACGTCTTTTAATAAACATGATAAACAAACATCAGGATTTATTGAACATAATGCAAATAAACTTTTGCTTACTATAGGAATATCTATAGAATTTGATTTGTATGATGATATTATTAATACGGAGGTGGTATAATATGAGAAATTGTAAAAAATGCATATATATAAATATGGCATTTAATAATGATAAATTTTATATATGTGATTTAACAAATGATTTTATTAAACATCCAAGGATTAAACCTTGGATATGTAGTGATTATGAAAAAGAAATTATTATGTGTAATAATAATAATAAAAATAAGTGTTGTAATGAAAATAAATGTTGTAAGGAATGTGATATTATGTGTTCAGGTTGTTGTAAAAAAGTTAAGGAGGAAAAATAATATGAAATGTAAAGATTGTAGAAAGTGCTTATTTAAATTAATATATAGTAAATTTAATAATCCAAACATGGTTTATTGTGTTTCAAAAAATAAAATAATTGATTATCCAATTATAAATGCAATACTTTGTTCAAAATATAAGGAGGTTGAATAATAATGAGAGGAAAAATAATAGAATTTGAAGGTTTAGATGCTAGTTTTAAGGAAACAAATGCAAAGGCTTTAGCTGAGTATTTAAGAAAAAAAGGTTATACTGTATCCGTAATATCTTTCCCTAGATATAATGAAGAAGCATCTTATTTTGTTCAAAAAATGTTAGATGGTTATTATGGTAAAGTGGAACCTGAAGCTATTCATAAAATGTATGCATTAGATAGATTTGATTATATAAAAATGAATAATGTTGAAAGTAGATTGGAATCAGGAGAATGGTTTATATTTGATAGATACGTTGGTTCTAGTATGTTATATCAAACTGCTGAAATAATAAATAATAAAAAAAGAATAGAAAAGCAAGTTGAAATTGCTAATTATGAATATGAAGTATTAGGTATTCCTAGACCTGATTTAGTAATAGCAATGTATTCAACTTTAGATTTAGTTGTTCAAAAAATATCTGAAAAAGATAAAACTGATACGTTTGAAAAAAATATTAAATTCATGAGAAAAGTGTTTAGTATATACGATCAATTAATATCAATTAATAATTGGGAACCTGTAATGATATTTAATATGAAAGATGGTATATGTAATTTTAGAACAAAGAAAGAAATACTAGATGATATAATAGAATTAGTTAATAAAAAATTATTGCCTGTTGAAGATAAAAGCTCTGTGATAAATAGTGAATTTTTACGTGAGATAATTAAAAATGCAATATGTCGTTGTGATGCTATTGATAATAGTCAAAAAGATTATTCAGAACTAATAAATAGTAAAGGTTTATGTTTAGGATATAAATGTTATAATAATGCACGTGACTTTGAAATAATTTATCCAGATATATGTACCTCATGTGCGTTCTTTTATTTAAATGAACATTTTAAAGATTTATTGTAAAAGATAAAATATTCAATTATATATTATGTATGTGTAAATAAATAATTAGGAGGTTTTAAAATGAAAAAATATTTATTATGTGTAAAAAAATATAACAATCCGTTTCATATAGGTGAATATGAAACAATGAAAGCAGTTGTAGTTGATAAAGTACAATTACAAAAAGAAATAGACAGAATGAATGAATTTATTTCAGATGATGTAAAAATGAAATTAGAAATAAAAAATATTTCTGAAAAAGACGGTTATGTTAAAATTAAAGGAGTAAGACATGAATAAAAAATATAATTTTAAAATATGTGAAAAATTAAATAACATTGGAAATTATCATATTATTAGAGATGATAAACCAGTGTTTAGAATCATAAAAAAAGATCCTAAAATAATACCATCACCAAAAGTTATTGTTAAATCAAATAATGATGAGGAGGTAGAATGATAATATGAAAACCGATTGGATGAAATTTACAAAAGGGGATATAGTAAATAAAGGATTTAAAATAGAAAGAATTCAATTAAGAATAACTGATAGTTATTTTATAAATAATTTTGTTGATGTTATTAAAGACCATTTAGATGTCTTAAATGAAGTAAATAAAATAATGTTAAAAGGAGATGGTGCTCCTATAGCAATATATCCTAGAGATGATGATGGTAATTTTTCAAATACAACAACATTTTTAGATTCTATTAAAGATACTGATATAAATACAATATATATCAGTATGGCAGAAAATAATAATGGATTTATGGATACAAAATTATTAGATGATACTGTTGTTGCTATAAAAGGTATGAGTAAAATAGAAATAAGATATTTCTTAAGAGATTAAGAAAATGATGATTTTATTAATAAATTATATTAATAAAATATAGTATTTACAATAAGATAATAGATATTCTTCTATTATCTTATTTTTTTATTATAAGGAGGTATATATGAGTATAGTTATAACTGAAATAGAAGGTGATGTAAAATGATAACTGAAGAAATGAGAAAATATAGAAATAATATTAGATATAAAGTAGATACTCTTGTAATATTATTTAATGATGGTTCAACTTCAACAGTTGAACCTGGTATGATAACATCTATTTATATTGAAAAAGATTTTGATAATTTATATTTTCCTATAATAAATTTAAGTGTAGTAATAGATGATGAATTATATAACAGAATAACAAATGAAAATGAAACTGTTAAATTTCGTTTGAGAATAAATAAATTAATATATGATGCAAATAATATCTATATTAAATATGAATTGTTATTTAATGAAATTTTCATATGTTTCTCAAATAAAGAAGTAATAATAAAGGATAAAAAATCAGTTCAAAATAAAAAAGAAATTGAACATTCTGTTGCTACACAAAATACAAGAGCGAATACTAGAAATTTTTATTTATTTAAAGAAGATGTTATAAAATGTAAAAAAAATATGAATTTATCTATCAAAAAATCAACTATACAAGATTTAGTTTTATATATGTTTAATAAAGCTAATATTGATAAATTACTAATGAGTATACCTGACAATTTAAATTACATTAATAATTTATTAATTCCAAATAGTAATCTTATAGAATCTCTTTTATATGTTAATGAATTAAAAGGTTTTTTTAATAGAGGTCTATTATTATTTTTTGATGTAGATACTGCATATTTTATAGATAAGAGTTCTAAATGTACATCATGGAGAAAAAATGAAGTTCGTGTAACTCATTTACATGTATCAGATGATGAAAGTTTTAAAAGTAAAATAACAGGTGAATTTGTTGATAAAGACAGAAAATCTTCACATATATTTACAAATACAAATAGTACAAAGATATTTAATGTGGGTTTATTAAATGATCAATTATCGGGTAATAATATAGTTGTTATTAACAATAAATCTAATAAAATAGATAATATAAATCCAGATACTACACAAATAGGAGATTCTAATATAAAATATTTAACAACAAAAGAAGATAATGAATTTAGTATTAATGAAATTAAATATAGAATGGAAGAAAATGAATGTGTTATTCAAACAGCAATATTATCTGTAGATATAGATACAATGACTCCAAATAAAGAATTTTTAATAACTTTTAGTAGTAGTGAATTAAATAAATTATATGGTGGAAATTATAGGATATCAAAAGAAGTCTTTATATTAAAAAAGGATGGTGAGCATTTAATAAATACATCAGAGTGTATATTTAAAAAACAAAAATGATTAAAAGAGATATAGGATTATTTAAATCCTATATCTCTTTCTATTTTTTAAACAATGAACGTAATATACCAATATAATCAAAATATCTTTGTTCAATTATTGTTAAGAATGTATTTAATCCTATTTGTTTATTTTTATTATTATCGTTTTTATTTTCATTATCATCTTCATTATTTTGTTTTTTATTATCATTTTCATTATTTTGTTTATTATTATCATTTTTATTTTGATCTTCATTATTTTGTTCATTATCTTCTTTTTTTGTATCATCCTTGGCATTATCAGATAAGCCTTCATTTTTGTCTTCATCTTTATTTTCTTGCTCATTAGCTTCAAAAATAATAAATGATTCTTTTTTGACATCACTATTATCTGAGGTGATGCCATCTATTTTACTTATAATTGTATTTTTATTATTTATATATGCTTTACAATATTCTATCATATTCGATACTGCAGTTATAGCATTATCTCCACTCATTTTCTTAGTGCCTGATTCTTTTCTAGAACTACCTGTTCGGAAATAATTATCTAATCCATTTTTTAAATCTTTATTTTTATCAGAAAACTTACTTACATTATCTGGATTTCTAGAAATATTTTTTATAAAATTATCATATCTAGATACTAATTTTTCAAAATCGACATTATTATCATCTGGTACTTCTAATTCCATATCAGCTGATATTTTTTTATTATCTTTAAGACTATCTATAAATTTTTTATCTCTAGCAACAATTTTATCATGTTTTGAACCAAACAATCCTTTTATTTTTTCTAAATTATTATTAGCATTACTATCTGCTTCCAATAATATATTTTCTTCAGTATATGAATAAGATTCATTTATATTATATTTTAAATGATTTATACTATTAGTTAATCTAGAATTTGCAATTAATTTAGCATTATCTATGAATATATTTTCTAATCGACTATCTGATTTATACTTATTTCTAGTATTTATTACATCACATAAAGTATTATTTAATGATTCAATAATTAAATCGAAATTATTTGTTCTAATTCCTTTTTTAAGGTATATTAATTTTTCAATACTTCGATTCATTTCTGAATATACTTTTGAATTTTTTTCAAATAAAGAAATATTTTTATTTATATCATTTTCTAAATCAGTAATCATTTCTTTTATAATAATATTTTCTGATTCAATTAAAATATTTTCAGTTGCTTCACATATCATACATTCAATATTACTATATGTTTCAATTATGTTTATAATATTATTCACATTAAACAAACTCCTTTCTTTTATTATAATATTAATATTTTTACATTAAAATATTGTTTTTGTGATAAAAAAAATATATACCGATAGATTTTTCTATCGGTATATATTTATATAATTTTTTTAAAAATCCAAATCATCATCAAATGTTACTTCTTCATCTAAAGAACTCATTAAATAATCAAAACTTTCTTTAGCAGCTTTATTTTTAGCTACGCTATTAGCAGCTCTATCTTGTTTAGTTGGAATGTATTCACCTTTGTTTGCTGGTTCTGGTTCTTCATTTGAAGCACTAGAACTAGCACCACCACAAACATGACGGCATATTGATAAACACATATTAGATAATTTTTTAACCATAGCAATTTCTACTTTAATTATATCTGATTTTACATTGAATATAAAATTCAATACACTCATAACATCATTTATATATTTTTTAGCTTCTTTATCTTCAGCGTCACTTTTATTTTTTTTAGATGCATTTAATGCGTTTTTAAAATCGTCATCTAAATTTTTTTGTTGATCTTTTAAACCATCTATTATATCTTTTTTAGAAACAGCATAGTTTATAACTATTGCAGGATTTAAAGAACTAATAACTAATTCTTCTTTTTCTAATTTTCCCATAACAAAGAATTTCATTACTGTTGTTTTTAATTCTTTTTTATCTTGTACTCCTAATTTACTAAATACAGATGATTTGAAATCTTTAGTTTCATAAACTTCATAGAATGATAATTTATTAGATAATGTACTACAGTTTTTTATAGCTCCTGAAGCAGCAACCATTTTATATGCTTTTACTTTGCTAGTACTACTTTTTAATCTATCTTTTAAATCTGGATATTTTTTAAGTAAAGTTTCACCATTTTTAAAATGGTTTGTTATAGAATTAAATAAACCTGCGAACCAAGCTTTTACTTTACCCCATAATTCTTGTATTTTATTACCAACATTAGAAGCTTTTTCTTTTAAAGATTCTTCTATCATTTCAGTAATATTATCTTCATTAAAATCCTCATACATACTTTCTTCTAATAATAAATCAGATACTAAAGATTCAGCACATAATCTTATATTTGTATTTTGCATTTCTTTTTGTAAATTTGTTAAAACTTCTATTCCTTCTTCTATAGAATCGAAATCTTCTATTGAATCACGATCAAAATAATCGTAATCAAATCCTTCAGAAATCATAGAAACAGAACTTTTTCTTTCATTAAATATATCATATATATTACTCATTTTAAGTCCTCCTTAAATTTATATTTTTTAAATTATTTATAGTATTGTTTAGTTTATTTACTTTAAATAAACATAAATCCATCATCATTACCAGTTACTGATTTCATGTTATATGATTTGTTATCTTGTTTTAAGCTATTCATACTTTTTTTATCAGTTAATTGGCTATTAACTTTTATCTTGTCAGATAACTCATCTAATTTTCTAGCGTATTCTTCTTGATTTCTAATTACACTATTTTTTTTATCAGCACTCATACTCTTACTATCAATCATATTTTTATTTAAACGTAAAAACATAGATTGATGTTCTAAATATTCACTAACATTCATACGAGTATCATAATAATAAAATATCAATTGTCTTAATATAGGTACTATGGATGCAGCAACAGCTATAGCTGTTGTTATTGCAATTGTAGAACCCATGAAATTTTGTTTATTATTATCTAATGCATTTTTAGAAAATTTAGCAAATTCACCACTTTTAACACTTTTGTTGAATTTTGTTAAACTATCTATACATACATTACCATACACTCCTTTTCCTTTTTTAAGAGTAAATTCAACAGCATTTATAGTTTTAACATATGATACATATGATGATAATATTAAAGATGTTGCTTCAACACAAGCATAAACTAATGAATTATAATAAATTGTTAAAAATTCATTTCCTAATGAAAATCCATCAGTAAAAGTTTTTCTATAAGCTCTTATATTACTTAATGCAGTATCAACAATATCCAATTCATTCATTTTAATACCGAATTTTTTAGATAATTGTCTTAACATATTTATTGTTGCAATCATATTATCATAACCATCAAATTTTTTTATATCCCCTTTAGAATATGGTATACTATCAAAATTTATATCTTTTCTTTTTAAAGCAGATTGGTATATATTTCCCATAACTCTATCATTAATAACTGCCTGTTCAGTTTCAGTTAATGAATATAATCTAGCTTTTTCTTCGTGAGTAGTACAGTTTTCTAATAGAATATTAATTAATTCATTTTTTACTAACATTCATTATCACCTCCTATAATCTACCACTATTTATTAATTTATATATATCTTTAAAATCATTTTTACTATTGTTTTCTTTTTCCAATCCATTGAAAGAAACTACTTGGTAATTATTTTCACCATCAAATATAAAATGACATAATTCTTGAGAATCATCAACTACAACAAAACCTAATAAGAAAAATGTTTTCATTATTTTTTTTATAGATGTTGGATTCATTAAATCTACACCATAAGCTTCTTTCAATTCATCAATTTCATTTATTGAACATACTATTGTAGTATTAGGTAATATTCTACCAGAACCTTTTATTCTTCTTAATGCAGCTATATTTCTTCTTCTCTTTAATGCACTCCACCATCCTGAACCATTTTTAGCATGTTTTCTAACAACATCTTCTCTAATATTATCCATATTTAAAATAAGATCTTTAATGAATTTTATTTCTCCACTAGACCATCTTAAGAAATTAAAGAATTTATTTCCTGATTTGTAACCTGATAATAAATTTGATATCATATCATCAGAATTTACAGGATGTAGTAATCCTTTAACACCTATTACGAAATTAGAAACACCACCAAAATTAGAACCATCTTTAACTTGAAGAGTTAATGATAATGTTGTAGGAACTAATTCATTACATTTTTTAACATCGTTATCTGATAATTTAACTGCTGTTTTACTTTGATAATCCCATTTAGTTTTTTGTAACTCATGTTTAAATTTCTTTTCATTTATAAGATTTTCAGTTTCTTGGTTTTTTTGTTGTAATTTTTGTTTATTAAGTTCAAGATTTGCATTATCCATTCTCATTTTATGTCTATCCATCATTTTTTGATGACTGAATTGTTTGTTTTTTAAGTTTGATTGTTTTTGTTCATTTTTATTATTTGATGGTTCTACATCATAATTATTATTTTGATGATATGAGCTATTAGGATCTTCAGGTTTAACATTATTTTTACTATTATTTATTTTACTATTTTTAGCTTTATTATTTGCTTCTTTAGCAAAATCTGGTAATGGATCCATTGCTTTTTCTATAGAAAAATTACCATTTTCATCATATAGATCATCATCATCAATTTGTTTTTTTGTTGGTTTATATTTTTCTGTTAATATTTCAGGATTTTTTTTGTAATAATAATCTAGATTTAACATTGCATTTTCTAAACTTATTTCTTTAGATGCATATAAATTATTTAAAATTTTATTATTTAAATATTCTTCAGGATTAAACATTTGCTCTCTATTAGATGCTAATACCTGACCATTACAACCTTCATTTAATGAAAATAATAATGTTCTACCAAAATCATCAGAATATAAAGACATTGCTGATTCTTTCAAATCCATTATTCCAACATTGTTTTGATGTATATTTCTAAGGTATCCTTGTAAATTTCTATCTTTTTCAAGATCTAAATAAGGATTCATTGATATAACCATTTGAATAAACATTGCATATTGTCTTTCTAATGCTTTAACTACAGTTTGTGCAGTATCAACATTTATTGATCTTGAAGTTATAACTGGAAATTGTAAAGTTGCAGCTGAACTTAATTTAGCTATAGAAGTTTGCTTATTTAACTTTATATCCATTTCTTTGGCTATGTCTATGGCATCTCTAAGAGTATCATTAATATCTTTTAATATAGTCATTGTTAATCTCTCCTTTTCTTTTTTATTTTAGACATTATTAACATATTGTTTTATAATCTAATATATAAGTGTGAAAAACAAGTATTTAATGTATAAATTTAATTAAAGAAAGGAGATAAAATATTATGAGATGGAAAATGGAATGTATTCTTACAAGAGGTGTTGGATTACACAAAAGAACTGGTCCATCCATATCTTATAGAATAGTAGGTAAATGGTATAGAGGAAATACTTTTGTTGCTACTCAAGTTAAAAATGTTGGAATATACACATGGTATAAAATAGAAGGAACTAGTTATTGGAGTTGTGGTAAAAAAGGTAGTGAACGATATTTGAAATTTATTGCCGATTTGGAACCTAAGGTAGATCCAGATCCACCTAATAAACCAGTAGTAAAACCAGATCCACCATATACACCAGAACCAGAACCAACTAGACCTAAAACTGATTATGCACTAGAATCCACATTTGGTAATGTTGCACAAAGCGAATGGTATTTGCCATCAAAACATATTGATGCTAGTAAATGGGATAATGATATAATAAAATCAGGAAGATCTAATTATTCTGCTGCTAGAAGTAGATCATCTCATGTTACACCTGGAAGATGGAATGCCGTTAGTGATGAAGTGTTGAGGGATGAAATTGCTAGGGTTAGATATAATATGGATATAGCTTATAGAAAAAAAAGTGAAGCATATGATTATACTATGGCTTCAGGTTATTTTACTGATATACAATCGAAAATACACAATTCATTTAATAGAAATAAAACAGTTATACCCGATTATCATCTAAGTAAAACATTTGCATATGTATTCTTTACAAGACCAGATTGTAATATCGTTGAAAAAACAAATGGTATTTGGAAATTAGCAAGTGGTGTTGATGCTGACCCTAAATATGCTTATTTATTAAAAAATAATTCAAATACATTAACATCATTAGTAAAAGATGGTAATCCTAATCATGATTTCTTAGTACTATTATCAAATGAAGCTAGATCTTATGAAGTTGCTGACCATGTAATTCAAACAGTTAACCATGGTGAAACATATACTGGTGGTAAAGTAGTATATGGGAAAAGTGACCATGAATCAAATACTTCTGGTGAAGTATCTATACGTTACACAGATAGTGTAAATTTAGATATATTCAAATTACACACAGTATGGGTTGATTATATAAATAAAGTATATCGAGGGGTTGTTAGTCCTAAGAAAAGAGCTACAGACGGTAATTTTAAATTAGATTATGTTATGGATAAAATATTAGATTATGCATCTTCATGTTATTATTTTTTATGTGGACCTGATGGTCAAACTATACTATATTGGCAAAAATTAACAGGTGTCTTTCCAGTAAATACTGGTGAGAGTACATTTTCATGGGATTGTGGTACTTTATTATCTAAACCAGATATAAATATCAAATATATGTATTCAATGAAAACTCCAATGGATGTTGTTCATTTAAGTGAATTTAATAAAAGAGCTAAATTTGATTATAGAATTCATAAGATAAAAACAACATATAGTCCAGAACAATGTTGTATAGGTTCAACTTTAACAGGTGCACCATGTGTTATACAAAGTACAATTGGTGGAAAATTATGTTATAGATTAATGTGGAGAGATATCTAAAAAGGAGGTTAATTTTATGTCAAAATACACAGATACTAAAAAATATACATCTTCATATAATATAAAGGACTTTGCATTAAATATTATAGGTCCAAAATATTTTCCAGAAGATGTTATAGAAGGATATAATATAGGTTTATTAGGATATAGTTTAGACCTGTTTGCTAATACTACAGAAGATATTTTTAATACAGTACCTATAGTAGTAAATGAAATGTTTCCTAATTTAGCAGAAATGCCATCGACAATATACAATTACGCATCATTATTCCAAGAATCAAAATTAATGGCTAATGCTGCGATTATGGATTGTGTTTTATTATTACCATTAGATACATTAATAGAATATTCAGAGAAAAGTTCAGATAAAACTTATAGAGAATTTAAATTAGATCAACGAACTACAGTATATGTAGAAGATAAATCCTTTATAATGGATTATGATGTTTTATTTACACTTCGTCCTTATAAAGACGATTATATTATAACTGCATCATATATTAGAGATTTCAACAACTCTATGAATGATATAAAAAATCCGTATTTAAAATTACAAAAAATGAATTATCATGGAGTTAAATATGTTGCTATATTAGTAAAAATGCGTAGATGTGAAAAGAAAACATATGAAAAAAGAGTTATAGATAATGATAAACTTCAATCAACAGTTGTTGAAGTTGAATACGAAAACCAATTAGCGAACTTTGAAGTTTATTATAGAGAATCTACTGATACTAAATATACTCAATTACAAAAGAAAATAATAAATTCAAAAGCTTCAGATCAACCATTCTGTTATTATAGATTAAAAGATGCACAAAAATTAGAAATAAGTTTTACTAATAGAGAAAACTTTTTTAAACCTAAATTCAACTCAGAAATAGTTGTTGATTATTGGGAAACTGATGGCTCTGGAGGGAATTTTGATCAATATATAGGAGCAAACGTAGAAGTTTATAGAAATAGTGAAAAATATCAAAATAATGCTAGAGTTCCAGTAATAGCAATACCACAATCTGCATCTACAGGTGGAGACGATAGATTAACAATATATGAATTAAGAGATAGAGTAGCAGATGCTTTTGCTACAGTTGATTCTTATACAACAGAATCTGATTTACAACGACATTTCAATTCATTTGATATCGAGCAAGATACTAAAGTCACTTTTATTAAAAAGCGTGATGATATATTTGATAGATTATTTTGTGCATTTGCTTTAATGAAAGATAGATATGGTTCATATTATAAAACAAATACTTTGGCTTTAAAATTATATACTCAAGAATTTGATCATCAATTTGAACAATCTGGTAGATTTTTATTAAAGCCTTGTAATAATTTTATATATAATGGTGATTCAACTAGAGAAATGGTTAAAATTACAGAGGATGCTCTAAATGAAATGAAAACTAAACCCGAATTTGTATACAATAATCCATTTTTAATGACATTATCAAATAATGGAGTTATAGGATATTATTTAAATAATATTAATGATAAAATACAATTAGATTATGAATTTGTAAATAATGATTCACTTATTCAATTTATATGTAACAATGTTTTTGTTAGAAGAAATATTTTAACTGCAGAAACTTCTTATACTTTCACTTTTAATTTAACAGCTACTGATAATGATATTGAAAATCCAATAGTTGATAATAATGGATTAGATACAGGTAGAGTTAAAGTATTAATGAGTTTTTGTTCTAGTGGTGGTAATGAAGTTGCTTTTATTGAATGTAATAAAGTTGCTTTTGATTCTGATAAATTAACATATACATTTGAAGGAATTATAACAACAGATGATTATATAACTTTAAATGAAAATATTAGAATATATGATTTAAAATCTATGGCTGATGGTTCAAATATAGTTAATATGATACCTATGATAGATTTAAAAGTAAATATATATGCATTTTTTAATTATGATGAGCCTTCAACAACTCATAAATTCTCACATATAGATGGTTTTGCTAATACAGTATTAACTAACACATATACAACAGAAACTCAAAGAGTTAGTTTAATAAAACCACTTAATATGTTACGTTCAAGAATGGTTTGGGAAAAAGATAATGATGGAATTGCATATGCTAAAATTTATGATGTTCCTGTAATCAAAAAAATAGAAAATGTTACTCAAGAAGAAATAAAACATTTTGAAAGATTTATTGAATTATTAAATTCACAATACGATTATATGAAAGAGATTTTATATAAAAAAACAAATAACTATTCTGTTGATATGAAATTTTATAATACGTATGGTCGTTCAAATAACTTTATTATTGGAGAAGAAGAGCAAGTTATTAATAAGGTTAACTGTAATATAAAATTACGTGTATATGCTGAATTAAAATCAGAAGCAGATAGATTAATTCAAGATATGAAATTATTTATAAAGGAATATTTTGAAGATATAAATAAAGAAAATAATGAAGGTATATTCATTTCTAATTTAATTCAACAATTAGAAAACACTTTTTCATATTTAAGATATGTTGTATTTGAATCTATAAATGGTTATGATACATTAATACAAACTATAGAAAATAATACTATGGATATAAATACATTAAGCAAACAAGATAGAATAATATTTATACCAGAGTATTTAAATATTGAAGAAGATGATATAGAAATAACTTTAATAAATAAATAGTATTGTTTGGGTATTATATAAATAATACCCAAAAACAATATGTTAATAACTATAAAAAATACATGAAAGGAGTATATTCAATATGAGTAAATATTTCGATAATGCAAATACTCAAGTTACTAGAAATAACTTTGGGTCAAATTTTGGTAGAAAAATAACAAATAAAAATCTTATTCCTGTTAAACAAAGAGACAAAGTTGATAAACAGGAAGTAATGATGGAAGCTAGAAAAAAATATATGGATATAAATAATCAAGCTCAAAGAAAACAAATCGACAAACTAAAAAATCAAAGAGAGTTTAGAAAGGTTATTAATGAATCATATGAAAAATTAAAAAATGATTTATTTTGTAATATTCTTCATCATATATGCTTAGAAGCATTAACTATAGATGAAGAACCTATGTACGAAAGCATGGAACAAATAACAGACAGTATAAATGAACAATTTAAATCTATAGGAGGTTTAGATGTTTTAAAAGAACAAGCAAAAACATCTAATAATGAGTTAATAAAAAGAATGATTGCTGTTTGTGAAAATACTGCAAAAAAAGTTGCAGACAGAAATTTAAAAGAATGTGATTCTGCAGATGAATTTAAATTTGAATTAAATGATGAAGAAAAAGATGATTTTGATTATAACAAAGATAGTATAAATATTGATGCTATATCTAATAAAATAAAAGATAAAATAATAAAAGTTGTAACAGACGAAAAGAAAGCTAATACTAAGAAAACAGAAATAATGGATGAAATAAAAGATAAATTGGATGAAGACGAAGTTGAAGATGAAGCTGCTACTGAAGCTATGGAATTTATTTTTAATCAAAAAATAGAAACAACAACATTATTTGAAGCATTAATGAGAGATTGTTATAAAATAACATTAGAAACTCCAGAAAAAACATTTTATGGTTCTTATGTTAAAGAAAACTCAGAAGAAGATGACACTGAATATAAATTTAAAGATTTAGATAAATTTGAAGATAATAATGTGATAACTGATGAAGAAATAGTTGATGATTTAATGATAAGTGAATCTTTTTCAAATCAACTACCTATAAGTGATTTAGAAAAATTAGAAACAATGATAAGTGAAAGTGTTAAATTAAGAAGCACACCAGGTAATTTAGGTTTCTATTCAGATTATGATACAGGTGTATCTGATATAATAAAAAGTGCTAAAGAAAATGAACATATAGCTGAAGTTATATTACAACCTGGTTTTAGAGAAAATATTATGAATTTAATAAAGGTTGCTAAACATGGACCAGATGTTGCTTATATAAATCAATTAGCTAAATTACCATTTAGAATATTTGGTAGAAAAGGTAGAGCTGTTAAAGTATTAGAAAATTATGAAGCATGGTTAAATAATGAATACAAAGATTTATATTTAGAGACTTTAAATAATTTAGGAATATCATTAAAAAATATACCTGAATTTAGACAACAATTATTATCTTATAAACCAGTTTCTGATGTATTTGTTGAAAATGCAGAAGGAATTTTAGAAGCTGTTGCAGATAGTGATTATAATGAAATGGATAGTAAATTAAAAAATACTTCAGATAAACTTAAAAAGGTTGCTGAAGATTGTGGTAAAAATAAAAAAGATTTATCATCTTGTAAAGAATCTATAAGAGAAATACAAAAATCTACTGAAGAATTAAAAGACAATAGTAAAAATAGTAAATCTTGTGCAGAAGTATGCTCAGCAAAAGCTATTTCTAAAAATAAAGATGATTTAGCTGAAATGCTTGTTTGCCCAGAATGTGGTAAAGATCCTTGTGAATGTGAGGATTCATTCGTAATAGAAATGGATGATGTTGAAGATGATTTAGCTGAAACTCTTTGCCCTAAATGTGGTAAAGATCCTTGTAAATGTGAGAATTCATCAGTAATAGAAAGTGTTGATATTGATGATGATGATTTAGCTGAAACTCTTTGCCCTAAATGTGGTAAAGATCCTTGTAAATGTGAGGATTCATCAGTTTGCCCTAAATGTGGTAAAAATCCTTGTAAATGTGAGAATTCATCAGTAATAGAAAGTGATGATATTGATTCTGATAATGATGCTGAAGATGAAGATTATAAAAAATATTTAGATGAAGATGATGATGATATTGATTTTATAGAAGAAGGTAAGCAATATAGATGTATGTCTTGTGGTTATATTGCTGAAGATGAAGCTCCAGAATATTGTCCTAAATGCGGAAATGATGCTGATCAATTCAAATTATTACAAGAATCAGAATTAGTTAAAGAATCATTTGATTATACTGAAGAAGTATCTAAAGATGCTAAACGATTTTCAATGAGAAATGCAGGTAGTATAATGTTAAATGTTTTACAAAGAAATCATAATTTAGGGGCTGTTAGAAAAAGATTAACTAAGATGGCTAGTAAATGTAAAACTGTGGGAGAAGTGGAATATTTACAAAAAGATTTACCTAATGGTAAGAGATTTATTCAAAATAAAATAAACAGTACAACTGATCCTGAAAAGAAAAAAGAATATGAAACACATTTAAAATGGATGAGTACTGAATATTCTAAAACTTTATCTAGTAGGAAAAAACAAATAAAAACTGCTGTAAAAGAACAAGCTGATTTTGAACAAGATTTCTTATATGGTAAAGATAGAGCATTATATTCAATTAAAGAATCTAAAAATAATATATTAGATATACCAAAACCTTCTAAAATGAGAAAGTATTGTTTATTAAAGAAAATAAATGAAGCAACTTCTTTTAATGATCTAAAAGATGTTAAAGAATACATTATGGAAGAAATGTCAGTATATAAAGCTAATAAAGAATATGTTTCTTGGTTAAGAAATACTTTAGATAATACTGTAGAACTTAAACATAACGTATTGGAAGAACAAGTTCTAATAGATAGATTTGTAAATCAATTAGATGAAATGTGTGAATCAATAGATTTAGAGTTAGAAAAACATGATGAAGCTAAACAAATAGCATTAGAATCTATGTATACTACTTTCCATGGAGATAGAGTATTTGCACCTATATTTAAATCTAATGATGTTAATTCTAATAATATGGAATTTGCATATAAACTAAAATTTGTATGCGAAGGATTAAAAGGATTAACTAAAGATTGTCAAAATGATGTTGAATTAGCTCAAGCTGAAAGATTGATTTCTCGTAATATAAATACAATAGAATCATTAATGGAATCTTTAGAAGATAATGGATGCTATCAATATAAATTAAATACTTTAAATACTGCTAAGAAATATTTAGAAAAATTATCTTCTCATATACCAGCTTTAAAAGATAAATATGTAATGGAATCTCTTGACTATGAATATGATGAAGAATTAATAACTGAAGCTGTAGAATTAACAGATGAAGTATACGAAAATGCAATGTCTGAAGATGTATTATATAATACTAAAAATGAACTTATGGATGTTGTAATGGCAGAAGCAATTACTAAATATACTATAATGGAAACATTCAATACTTTAAAATTAACTAATTTAAATCATGATGATATTGAAAAAATAGTTAGAAATATAGTAAAATAAAAGAAAGAAGATAAGGATTTCTCCTTATCTTCTTTCAATTCGTTTAATGTTATCTTTATATATTTTCCTATTTTTAATAGATTTTTCATTAAATTTGCAATCATATCTATCAGCATATAATACAGTTATTTCTATTCTAGGTTTTGTTGAATAATATTTAGTAACTCTTCCTTCAACTATTAAAGAATCATCTAATATTATAGTATTTTGAATCATATCCGAATATGTTTTTCCTATATTATCCCAATCGGGTTTTGATATATGATGTATTAATTTTAATTCAGATCTAAGTTTTTCTTCTTTAGTCATACCTTTAGGTGTTGGAAAATATATATCAGCATAAAATTTACACGGTGTCGATATCATTTTAAAATCTTTTAATTTTTCTTTACAAAAATTAATCATTAAGTTTTGATTATTTTTAGCATCACTAACATAAAAATGCCCACCAAATCTAGTAAATCTAGCTCTAGGTGTTGCTTTAGGAATAAAGTAAAATATAAATTTAATTTCATTCCATTTTGTTTCTAAGTTATCTTTTGCATTTTCAATAAAATTATCAATACTTTTTTTTGACATGTTTTCAGATAATTGTATTAACCTATCAAACATATCATCTGGTATTTTAGAATATTCTTGTAAATATTCTTTTAATTCTTTTTTACTAGGCAATACACATCACTCTCCATATATGATTGTATTTTATAATATTAAATATTAGTTAAATTCCTAATCTTATCGTTAAGACTAGCAGTCATATTTCTATATAATTTACCCATCATATTTGATGGAGTATAATCACCTAATAAAGCTTTAACAGTTTCCATTTTTGTTGTTATATTAGGTACTGTTAAATCTAAACCACATAAGCTACCTAAGTAATCTATCATACCTTGATTAGCGAAAAATAAACTAGGTTTATGAGCTGGGGTCATCATTAATTTAGAATATAAATCATGAACATTCATTGTAACTTTAACATGTGTTGGTAAACCATTTACTGACCATGAGTTATCAGGTCCTTTATCAAAACTTATAGATGAAACTATACCCATTTCACAAGAAAATGATCCTTTTAAAAATGCTTTTACTAAGAATGGAGACACGTAACTATTTGCAGTTGATTGTCTAGGTATAGCATATGCTAATAAATGCATCATTGGAACTATTATATTTAAATAAATAGCTTCATCTGAACCATATGGAGATACTAAATCTATTACTATAGTATAATCTTTAGAATACTCACTATCTATCCATATTTCAGGATATATTAAATTTGCTCCATGTAATACTTCTTGACCTGAATTTCCTAATATGTTATTGAAGAAACCAAAAGTTACCGAATTCGCAACATCCATTAATTTAGTTGTAAAACTTTCTAAGAAATTTTGTATATAAGATGTTGCATCTGATATTGAATTTAGTATCATGTTTGCTTCTTTAACTACACTTTCTGCTGTATCAAACATACCTTCTAATTGTGATTTTTGTGCAGTATTACTTATATTTTCACTTATAGTTGTAGAAGGATCAACATAAAAATGAGTATATTGTCTATAACCGATAAATACATCAGATTTTAAAGTCATTAATTTATTATATAAATTTGCTAATGTATCTGTAAGTGAAAAAATACTTTTATCTCCAATTTCACTAGGAACAGTATATTTTTGATAAGGCATATAGTTTCCCCAATCATAATATTTATATTTGTGTTTACCATCGGGTCCTATGGTATTTCCTATACCTAAATATACAGCACATGTTCTACATAATAAGTTAACATATCTTATATAAGTTGGATAATCTGCTTTAAAATCATAGTATCTTTGACCATCGTCAGCATCAAATGATGATAATATTGATTGTAATATTTCTTTATTATCACTATTCACATCTCCCATTAATGATGCAAATGCTTTTTTATCTGATTTACTCATATCTGGTAAAAAGTTTGTTGTACCTGGCATTAAAGTTACAATAGGTCTCTCCATAAATATATCTTTTGCAAAACAATAACCGAATGCATGATTCATATCTATTCGCATGTCTGCTGTAGGTAGAAATTGATGGGGCATACCAAATATTCTAGTATTTTGATAATCGAAATTCATTTCAGATGTCATTTTTCGTCTAAGATTTTTTGCATAATCTGTAGAAATTTGTTCATAATTACCTACACCTTCACTAACCAATTCCATTAATTCATCAGCTAAAGATTTGTCTTTTTTTTTGTCTTCATCTTCGTCTTCATTATCATTGTTATTCTTCTTGTTATCACTATCATTATCATTGTTATTCTTTTTATTATTATCTTTTTTATTTGATTGTGCTCTAAACATCGGTCTATTTGCTTTGTCTTCTACTGATGCGTAATCTATGATTTCTTGTAATCTTTCTCTATATAAATCAGACATAATTTAAACCTCCTTTAAATATTTTTATATTGGTTGGGTATTAATACCCAACCAATATATTTTTTAAATAGTTATGAAACCAGCTATATCTCTAGCAGTTTTATAACTACTATCATTAGTTCCACCTACTCTTTTATTTGAACTTGCTATTCTTTTATTACTTCCAGTATATTTACTTACTGGTTCATTTTCTGAATATATTTCTAATTTAGCAGTATGTTCTGCAGTAAGAGCAGTGTTTTTATTTATTTCTTTTATTTCAGTTAACATTTCTATTAAACTATCCACCATAGCACTAGATAATTTTGAATCTTTACTATTTTGAACTATTGTATTATTTTGTTGTATAGGTCTATTATTATCAATATTATCGTATTCCTTAGATAAATCTTTTAATTTTTGTAAACCTTCTCCTAATCCTACGTGAATAAATCCACGTTTACTAAGTTTAGGTGTAGGTTCAGGGTTAGCATATTTATCAACAGTAGGTGTAGCAGCATAATATTTACCATCTCCTCCACCTTTACCTGCATATTTTGTATTAGCAGTATTAGGTATTTTAATTGCTGAACTCTTAGTTCCAGTAGTTGCAGGATTTATTAGGTAAGTATTTCCATCTCCTCCACCTTTACCTATAGCTTCACCAGGACCTTTTCCTTCAGATGTAAATTTATCATACCATTTTCTAGCAAAAGCTTTTCTCTTAGTATTATTAGCTTCATCTGCAGATCTTTCAAAACAATTTTCAAATATGTGTGCAGCTTCTTCTGGGCTACTTGATTGTTTAAATGCTGCCATACCTGAACCTTTTTGTCCTTTAGTACCACAGTAACTATCAAATACACCTGAATGCCAACTTGATGTATCATTTAAATCATCCCAAAGGTATTTCATTTGTACACCAACATCACTCCATTGTTTACCTTCTTGTTGTGCTAATGCATATAATTTTTGTTGATCCTCTGGCATTAACCATTGGAATAATCCTATAGAGTGGTCATTTGCAGGTCCTTCAGCTGCAGGGTTCAAATTAGATTCTCTTTCGGCATTACCAACAATACCTGCGGCTGCAGCAGAATTACAACCTTGACCTTTAGAATAATTGTATATTTGTTCTGCAACATCGGCTCCACTAACATCTGTTGATGTACCATTACTACTAGTAGCTGTATTATCAGCGACAGGTGTTGCAAATAAATCGACTTCTTTACCATTAAATACAGATGCTACATAGTTTTGTATAACTTTACTCATTTTGTCAAATACACCTAATAATCCTACAGATTCTTGTTGTTGAGTTGATGATGTTGAACTAGTAGAACCACTTGCTGTATAATCTCCATCTACAGTTATTCCATCAGGTATTTTCATATTATCTGTTTTTTCAAATGACCAACATCCTCTCAATCCAGTACCTTTTTTAAATCCTTCATCACTATATGCTTTAGTTCTACTAACACCTCTAGGGTCATTTACTATAATATTACCACTACCATCAACACCGACACCTATAACTATATGACCACTATCAGTAAATGGATAATTTCCAGCACTATCTCCTCCAGGAGATGTACCTGACATAATTACAGGTCTACCTGCTTTTATTTCTTCTTTAATTTTTGATAATACTTCATCTGATTTACCTTTATCACTACTATATGGTATGTTTAATCCGAAATCTTGTGCTACTCGAGGAGGCATAGTCCACATCATACCATTAGAATCCCACACACCTTTTTCTAATCCATATTTTGTCATTGTAACTGGATTTATTATTTTACCGAACATATTAGTTAATAACATAGAATGTGATGTAGGACCACAACCTGCTTTTAATACAGAAGTTCCATCTATTTTTTCATTATTCCATCTAGGATCTGCTTGAGAGAAATATGCAAAGTTATTTAATGTAGCAGGAATTGAACTACTTGATGATGTATTACTATTATTACTATTACTGTTATTATCAGTATTTGTTGATTCATCAGCTAATCCAGCATATTCACTTTCTTCATCTCCAAATAGTTGTTCTCCTAAATCTTCATCATCTGTTAAGTAAGGTATTTCCATACCAGTACCATCACCAAAACCAGCTCCACCACCTACAAGTTTACTTTTCAATGCCTTTAACCATACAGGATAGAATGATGATTTAAAATGTATACCATCACTAAGGTGATAATCTGTACCTTGTTTATTTATATCTCTAACGTCTACTAATGTAGAACCTGTTTCTGATGCTATTTCTGATACTATTGGTTGTATTTCTGGTATTGTTTTAGTCCAAGGATCCTTCTTAGCTTCAAAAACTTGATTCAATACAAATTTAGTATTAGGTGAACCTTCTTTAACTTGTTTAATTAATTTAATATAATTTTCTTTAAACCATTGATTTCTATGTTTCTTTTGACTATCAGTTTCATAAAAATATGCAGAGTCATTAGTACCATAATTAGCTATTACCATAGGAGGTTTTTTAGCAACGACTTTACTAACTTGCTTTAATCCTTTTTGTGCAGTATCTCCTCCTACAGCTGCAACTCTATCAGCAGGTATTCCACCTGCACTAGAAAATGGTACAGCTATAGAGTCTCCCATAAACATAGCATTATTCCAATCATCTTCAGTAAATGTTCCTATTGCTCCAGATGAACTAGTTGATGATGAACTATTTGCAGCAGGAGCTGAAGATGCATATAAATCAACTTCTTTACCATTCATTACAGATGCTATATAATTTTGTGCTACTTTATTCATATTTGAGAAAACACCCATTAATTCAACAGATGGTGCTGCTGAACTACCAGATGTTGAATCACCTTCTGTTGCTATAGATGAATCTGCAGTAAATGCTTCTCCTGTTGTTATTCCACTAGGAATACTAGAACTACTTGTTTTAGTGAATGACCATGAATGACGTAATCCAGTACCTTTTTGCATTCCTACATCAGTATATGCTTTAGAACGATCAGCACTTCTAGGGTCATTTATAACAATATTACCACTACCATCAACACCTACAGCTAATACAATGTGACCACTAGGTGTAAATGGTGTATCTGTTCCTCTATCTGAAGCTCTACCTGACATTATAAGTGGATGACCAGATTTAAGTTCAGATTTAACTTCATTTAAAGCACTTGTTGATTTACCATCGATAGATTTATTTATCTTTAATCCAAATTCAGAAGCTACTAATGGAGGCATAGACCATGACATACCACTACCACTCCATACACCTTTTTTCAATCCCCATTGAGCCATTGTAGCAGGATTTATAACTTTACCAAACATAGTTGTTAACATCATAGCATGTGATGTAGGACCACAACCAGACATTTTAACAGTAGCTCCACCTATAGTAGAACCATTCCATCTTGGATCTACTTGTGAAAAATAAGCATAACCATTTTTACTTGAAGGATAACTACTACCAGAAGATGTAGATGTATCAGCTCCTCCAGCTAAATTTGGATCTATTTCATCATCTTTATCTTTTTTAAATTTTTCTTTTGGATCTTCTTTTTCATCAATTACAGTAGACATTCCTAATTCATCAGGTTCGTCATCTCTATTTAAGAAATATTGATTATAGTAATCTAAATTATCAGATGCATCTACAAAATCTCCACCTAAACCAGCATTACCTGTTCCATATAAACTAACTTCTTTACCATTCATTACGGATGCTATATAATTTTGTGATACTTTATTCATTTTTGAGAATACACCCATTAATTCAACTGATTCCGCAGGAGCAGCACTAGCTGTACTATCTGTAGTTGTTCCACTAGTTGTATTTCCTTCAGCAATATTTCCTATATTAGCCATATAATCTTTAAAGCTCATTCCACCTTTTATTTTTACTCTAGTTTTACCACCAGAAGTATATGTGTCATAATAATTAAGTGGGTCAACACCATTTTTAGCTTTACTTGTTCCACCTTTTAATACTTCAAAATGTATATGAGGTCCAGATACTTCACCTGTTGCTCCAGATACACCTATATTTTGACCCATTTTAACACTATCACCTTTTTTAACACTTTTACTCTTCATATGTGCTATACGATAATATGTGCTAGGATCTGATGTTTGAACACATAAAGAATTACCATATGAATAATGTTCATTTTCACTTACAACTTTACCTGATTTTGGTGCATAAACTGGTTGATAATGTACATTATAGTCTAGTGCCCCATGGTTACCATTAGCATTAGCATATTTACCTCTCTTTTCACCAAAATATGATGTGATTCCTCCTAATTCAGGATCACAGAAATAACCCCATTCTACAGATGCATTTCCTTTAGTAGGATCTCCATCTAGTCCTGCATTATTATCTTGCATCATAGCTATATTGTATATACCTAAATCTTTCATAGCCATTGTTCTATAGATACTTGTATCTATATCTTCCATTGTTCCAGATGAAGGTAAATCTTTAATTTTCAACTGATTAGATAAACCGTAAGACATTGTTTTTGTTATACCAGGTAAAACATCTTGTAAATCATAAAATCTACTAAATTCTTTACCTTTTGGATCTTGAACAAATACTTTATTTCCAACCATTTTAGATAAAGTTATTATATGTCCATCTTTAGTATATGGAGAATTAGCACTAAGACTTCTACCAGAAACAACAACAGGTATTCCTTTTTTAAGTTTACTTCTAATAAAATTGCTATAATTTGAAGTTGTTTCTTCATAATTCATATTAAGTTTATCTGCTATTGTTGGGAATAATGAATATGTTGCATATCCTGGTAATTGATCTCTACCTAATGCAGCTATAGCTTCAGGAGTAACCATTTGACCAGTTAATTGAGATATTGCCATAGCTATTGATGTAGGTCCACAACCAGCATCTTTCATAGTTTTATTACCTAACATTGTACTACCCCAACGACTATCACCTTGGCTATAAAATACCATTCTAGTAGAAGATTTATTAATGTTATTTGTTGTATTATTAGTTTGTGGTGTTGTGATATAATCATTTTGACTTGGAGAATATTTTTCATAATTTAATTTTCTTAAAAAGTTTTTATCTTGTTCAGTCATACCAGAACCACCAGCATTTGAATCTTCTTCAGTTTTATCTTTATCTTTATCCTTATTATTACTAGTATCATTATCTTTATTATTTTTATTTTTATCATTTCCAGTAACAGAGTCTATTACACTTCCTGCAATATCTTTAGCTACATCGAAAGCATCCTTAGGTGTACCATCTTCTTTATTAGGATTATTTACTGCATCTACAATACCTCCTATTAAGCCACCTCCACTACTATTTGATACTGAACCTGAAGATGCATTTACATTTGCACCATTCATTATTTTAAGCATTGAACCCATTTTACTATTAAACATAGTAAATGTTTTCTTAGTAGAACGTTGGAATTTTTTCACTTGTTTATCTAATTCTTTACTCATACTCTTAGTACTTTTATCCATCTTTTTACTAGAAGATTTATAAGTGTCACTTAAAGTTTTTTGTTGTTTTGAGAAAGATTTAGATACAAGTAATTGAGATTTAGTCATATCATTTGCCATTTCATCAGTAGAATCTTCATTAATATTAATAAGACCTTCTGCAGTTTTTCCACCTGTAGTTTGTGTTCCGTTAGTACTTGTTTTAGTACCTGTTGTTTTACCAAATAAAGCAGCAATTGCATTTTTAAAATTAAGTTTACTATTTTCATCTTGTTGTTTTAAATCTTCTTCATTTGGTGTAGGTTTAACAGCTGTGTCTGATTGAACAATATTTTTAGCTAATTTAGCAGGTACATTAGTTTTAAGTGTATTATATATTGAATTACCTGAACCATTGCTTGTTCTTTCATAATTAACTTTACTATCTGGATTTATTTGAGTTTCATATTCAGAAGGATCTCCTCCTAAACCTGCATATCTAGTGTTCTCATCTTCAGTTTTAGATGCTGTTGTCTGAGTTTTTTGTTTATTTTTTGAACCAGTAGTTTTATTACTTTCATTTTCTTTATCTTCACTACCTCCTCCAGTAAAAAAGTTACCAATACTTTTACCTACTCCTGTTATACCTCCCCAAACTTTTGATCCGAAACCTTTAATACCTCTCCATATTTTTGCACCAAATAATGGATTATATTCGTCAGCATATGCAGATCTACTATATTGTGTTTTTTCAGTTTCATTAACATAATTTATAATTATAGTTTGTTGATCTTCTGCAGATATACCCATAGAAGTCATATCTATTTTTCTAGGATCGTTTCCTTTGAATTTAGACCAATCAGCACCAGCAGCTTGAACTGCTTGTTTATATCCCATAGTAGTAGATGCATCTTTTATTTTACTATCAAAATTACTAGCATTTCCACCAATACATTCATAGATTTTTACAGCAATTTCTCTTAAAAATGATACATCCCACATAACTTTACTTATGTCATTTGCTAACCAAATTAAACCTAACCATGAGAAATTAGTTATACCTTGTAATACAGATGATACTGTTTTCATTTTACTATCTACCATATTTTCAGGTACTTGGAATAAGTTAGCAGTATTTCCTTTAGTCCAACCTGTAGTAACATCATAAATTGTCATTAAACCTTGAGCTATCCATCCAACTACTGGTATAGATTTAGCAGCATCTTCTCCAATTTCTGCACATATTTTTGTACCAAATTTTTTAATTATTTTTGGTGCAGCACTCATCATTTTCTTAACAATTTTTTCAAAAACATCAGTAAGAACTATTTTACTAGCTTTTTCACCAGTTTCTTTTGCTATTTTTTCTTGTACAACTCCAGCAAGAGATTTACCAGCACTTATTAATTTATCACCGAATTTACCCATAAGAGTTTTTGAATCTTTTATAACTTTAGGTGAATTTTCAGCAACTTGTTCTGTTCCTTCTTGTAATGCAGTTTTAGCAACTTTTTTTGTTGTTTTGTTAGAAATCATATCACCTAATTTACTTTTTGCAGATTTACCAAAATCTTTAACAATATTGCCTCCTTTACTAAGTGCAGATTTACCGAAATCTTTAGCAACTTTGGCTCCTTTACTAAGTGCAGATTTACCAAAATCTTTAACAGTAGTAAGACCAGATTTAACAGCTCTACCTGGAGCTGTGTTGGCTAATTTACTAACACCTCGTTTTATTGCATTTGTAGCACGTATAGCAACACGACCTCTTTTTTCACCATTCTTAACAAAATCTTTAGCAACAACTTTGGCTCCACTTTTTACAACTTGTGCTTTTGTACCACCACTAACATAAGTACCATCTGGTCTTTGTCTATCTTCATGATTTTGCCCATCGACATAATTAAGAAGATCATTGATAGTTGTATTTCCGTCACCAAAGAATCCCATCAATTGAGCAATTAATGCTCCTATACCTAAAACACCAGCAATTTTAAGAAGACCAGATATCCATCCTCCACCAAAGAATGAACCTATTAAGCCATTATTTCCAAATAATTTTTCCCACCAACTAGTTGTCTTCTTATCCTCTTTATTTGATTTTTGTAAAGCTTTTAATATTGCAGCTTGGTATTTCATATCTTCTTCATGTTGTTTTTCTTGTTCCCATTTTGCTTGTAACCAATCAACATTTTTTCTAGAAACATAAGCTCTACGTTCATCATTTAATTCGGCTGCATCTTGTTTTTCTTCTAATTCTGTTTTTCCATATCTATTATCAGAACGATCTCTTTCATCTTCTTTTTTGAATTTAGTCATCATTCTTCCAAGAAAACCTTGTTTTTTACCATCTTTAGAACCAAATAATTTATCAACTAAAGAATGCTTTTTATTTTTATTACCTTTTTCATCAGATATTTTAGATTCAGATTCATCTTCTTCTAAATCTTCACCAATTTCTCTTAAATCATCTGCTCCTTTTTTAGGAACAACCATTTCTCCTTCATGTAAGTTAGCAATATAATCATCTTCTGGAACTTTATCTAAACCTTCAGCATGTGATTTTTTAGATCTTAATTCTTCAAGTTTTTTCTTATAGTAATCTTTTAACCATTGTTCTGATTCAGAACCTTTATGTTTACTTAATGTGTTATAAATTGCTTTTGTTCTATCTTTACTAGATAATTTATCTACACTTATATCATTAAGTATTGTGTCAGTTTTATTACCGAAAAACCAATTTTTTATTTTGCTAAATATTGTTTTATTACTGTTATTTTCTTCTTGTGAGTTAGCTTCAGCATTTTCTTCTGTATTATCATTATTTGTTTCTTGTGTATTACTTGATGTTTTATTAGAATTAGATGATGGTGGAGTATCTACATTTTCACCATTACCTTGTCTTATTAATAAATCTAATCTTTCTAATAATGATTTTTTAATTTCTTCTAATTGGTTTCTTCTTTCAATATCAATTGAAGGAATTCTTTGCATTATATTTTCTATTGCTGAAATATTATTACTAACAATTTCTGTTTGTTTTGCTATTTCTTGAGTTTTAATAGTTTTTTGTTCATCCATCCATTCTTTTCTTGCTTTTACTTCTTCTTCATGTTTTTGTTTTTGTTTTTTACTAGCCCATTTCCAATTGTGTTTTTTACCGTATTCACGATCTTCTTCATATTGTTTTCTCATATCTTCTATTTGTTGTCTTCTTCTATCACGTTCTTCTTGTTTCTTTTGTTCTCTTTCTTCTTCTTTTTGTTTATATTCATCACTCATATAGAAGATATTGTCTTTATACGCCTGTTTTCTATTTCTCCATGTTTTAACAGTACCTCTAATAAATCCATATTCTTCTCTATTTTTTTTCATTTCACTCTTTCTAACATGTCGTTTATTGAACATATTAGCAGTTCCACCAAGAATTCCTGTAGCTAATTTAATAGGTAATGAAACCATTGTACCTAAAACTTTTCCTACCATAGAAAGAGCTGTACTGAATAATTTTTTCAAAGGTTCAACTACATATTTTTCTAATTTTTCACCAAATGGTTTTATTACATTATCATTAAGAGCACCTATAACACCATCTGTTATATTATGCCATACTTCACCCATCTTAGCTTTAGCATCATCTACTACAAATCTAAATGCTTGAGTTAATGGAGCAAATGCTTTTCTAAATGGATCAACTATTTTATCTTCAACAAAATAAAGCATATTATCTTTAATAACGTTTGCTTGTATTTTAAATGGTGTAACAACTGTTGTTTGGAACCAGTTTGTAAATTGAGTTAATAAACCACCATAACGTTTACCATCAACTTCTTTATCACCAAATAACCATTTTTGGAATTTATCAGTAGATGCTAATATTCCTCCAGCAAGACCTAACATAGCACCCATAATTGGACCACCAGGTAATAATAATGAAGGCAATAAACCAATACCTTGACCTAATCCAATCATTATACCTGAACCTCCTAAGAATGTAGCTAATTTAGGATCTATTTTTCTACCTTCACCAGAAATTTTATCTTTAAATGATTTCATGAATTTACCATTCATTATACTTCTTTTATCTTTATCTTTGAAATCTTCACCGAATAACCATTCTTGGAATTTATCAGTAGAAGAAACTATTCCCATACCTGCTCCTAATAATGAACCAGTAATAGGACCACCAGGTAAAAAGAAGAATGGTAATAAACCAACACCAGCACCAACAGCTCCACCTATTTTTATTCCTTTAGAATGATCTTTAACCATATCTTGTATAGATTTAGGTATAAATCCTCCCATTCTTTTTCCTTCTTGATCTTTTTCACCAAATAACCATTTATTAAATGTTTCAGATTGTCTAAGAAAACTGTATGCAGTACTAGTTAACATTGCAGTAATAGGACCACCTGGCATTATTAAACTACCTAATAATCCAACTTTAGCAGCAACTGCAGTTTTAACACCTGTAATAACCGCACCTCTACCTATAGATCTAGGTAATCTTTCTTTAATTTTATTACCAATACTTCCTAATGTTTCTTGCATATCTTCTTTAGAAACACCTTTTTGACCAAACATCATAATTTTGAATTGTTTAAAACCATCCATGAAATTATCTGTTATTGTTTGAAAAATACTTTTATCACTATCTCCTCTTTTTTCATCAACTTTACCTATGATTTTATCAAAACCTTTTTTGATTTTATCAATAAGTCCACCATCAGTTTTAATAACTTGACCGTTAGAACCTCTGTATGCTCTACCTGTAAAATATGATAAAACTCCTTTAAAAGTATCTTTAATTGTACCTATAATTCCTCCAAATTTATCTCTATTCTCATCAGTGTTTATTCTATCTTTAACATATTCAAATAGTTCTTCTTCTGAAGTATCAGCATTTATTTTTCCATCAAATAGTATTTGATATACAGCATTATCTATAGCATCAGTTGCTTTATTTACAGTAACACCAATTCTACCTAATCCAGTATCAGCTAATTTATCAGCTACCTTTCTACTTATAAAATTATGTTTATTATCTTTATAGTCTTTATTTCTATAATCTTCACTTGCTTTTACAGCTAATTTTTTTAATTCCTCGTTAGATAAATTTCCAAACCATTCCAATGAACCTTCTCTAATACCATTTTCATCTATATTTCCAAATAAGGTATTATATGAATTATTAGTATTATTTCTACCTTCCATTAATCGTATTTGTTGTTCATATTGTTCTTTATATTCTTTTCGTTTATTTACTATTTTTTCATGTTCTGCTTTAATATCCTCATTAGGATTACCTCTATTGTATTTAGGATAAACAACAATACCTCTAGCTAACATTAACATGATATTAGATAATATTTCTTCAGTACCACCATAACCTTTCATTAAAGGATTTTTAGAATGATCGTACATTAATCTACCATTATCATCATAAATAGAATTATTTTTAAAAGTACTATAATTATATCTACTAGTATCCCTTCTTATTTCATCCATAAATTGATTAGAATTAACTCTACTGTCAGCTATCATACTACTTGCCATTTTACTTAAATCTTGTTTTGACATTTGCCCCATGATTGCTCTAAATAATGCACGTGTAGTTTCATCCCAATCAAATTTATCTTGTAAATCATCAATTTTTATACCATCAATATCTTCAGTTACGAATGGATTTATAACTGAACCTTGTTTAGTCATTTTACTTAGATATTCTTCTAATTTCTTATTCATTTCAGTTTCTAATTCATATGTTGCTCCCATTTTACTAAGAATAGAAGTAAAATTATTAGTTATTTCTTTATAACCAGAAACTTCTTGTTCTCTTAATTTTGCATCGAAATTTTTCTTAACTTGATCTATAGATGAAAATTTACCTGTATTCATATCATATATTCTTTCAGGAGCTCCAGTAACAGCAGATTCTATTCTTCTTAAGTATGTTGGTATTACTTCAGTTAATACTTTATTAGCTACACCATTCCAAGGCATTTCATTTTTATAAAATTTATCAAGTGGTACATTTTGATCGTATTTCATTTTACTATTAAATGTTTTAAATAAGAATTTGAATATTTTATTATCTGAATCTTCGAAACTATTAACTTTAGCCATCATTGCAGGTATTAATGCACTTAATGATTTATCTAAGCTCCCTGCTATTTCCCCTGCTATAGGTTTTACTATTTTCTTTAAACCAAATCCCATCATAGTACCTAGAGGATTTTTAACAAATTGATTAAGCACAGTAGTATCTTTTGCCATATCAATTACTTGTGATGCAACCATACTTTCGTCTTTCATATTTTGTATATTTGATTTTATTCTGTCCTTATATTTATCAAATTTAACATTACCTCTATAAGTATATAAACTATCAACTATACTATCATCTGGTATATCTTCTATACGTGGCATTTTTCCACCAGATAGTTTTTCTTCAAATTTAGTCATAAAATCATCATAGAATTTTATAGATGCAGCATAATATTTAGCAGTAGAATCATTATGGAATTGAACTATTAATCCCATATTTTGATTTATTGATTCAAGTCCACCACTAACAGTATTAAATAATCTATTATCAAACATCATTTTTTCTGTAGCCAGTGCTCTATTTTCAGTTGAAGCAGCATCAATTGCTTCAACAGTTGCTTGTGCACTACCAGCAACAACATTTGCTAATGGCATCATATCTATTACATTTCTAACAGTATTATTTTTATTTATAGTAACATTATTATCACCATCATCAAATGCATTATCATCATTATCATTAAAAAATTCAACTCCGTCATCAAAAAACATACCATCATCGTCATCAAAGTTGAATTCATCAAATTCATCATTAGTATATAATCTATCTTTATTATATATCTTACCTGATTTAATATCATCTAAGGTATTACGTAACATTCTTTTTCCCATTTGAATTTGTGGGATTTGTTTTAATTGTCTACTCACCATATTTCTAGAAGTTATATTTTTACGCATATCTTGAACCATTCTCATAGTATCAGATGCATTTTGTTCCATGAAATTAGCAGTGTTAGGCATTAATTCTTTAACTAAATCAGTAGTAGCAAAACCCATACTTTTAGCAACATTTGTAAACCATGAAGCTTCTATTGGGCTTTTTCTAATTCTTTGTTTTATACTAACATGTTCATTTTTTGCCATAATTATCATTCCTTTCTTAATAATTTAATTACTTCTCTTAGTTAATTGTTTTTTATATATAATTGAACAACTGTAAAAGATAGAATTTTCAATTATATATTATAATGATGAGTAAAGTTATAGTTGTTTATAATATTATAGACGCTATAACAATATAGTAAATAAATAATTAGGAGGTATGTTTAATGAAAACATATAATGAATTAAGAGATGAAATAAAAGCTAAAATGGAAGAAGGTGGAAGAAGAACTTTTTCTAAAGAAGAATTCAATGATTTAACTAAAGCTTATTTAAATGATGTAGATAATAAAACAACAATAGTTAGAAAAGTAGGTAATGAAGTTAAAGAAGAAGATATATATCCTGTTCTTGATTTTAGAAAAAGATTTTTATTTAACTTATTAACTGACTTTGGTGTAGATAAACAAGAAGCAGCCAAAGTTATGACTAATGATTATAAGTTAAAAAACACTGAAGCATTATATCCTATAGCTTCAGAAATAATATTAAATTATTTAGAAACTGGTAAAAAATTCTCATTCTTACCAAGAAAGGATTTAGTTTGTAGTTTAACTCTTCATGAATTTGAAGAGGAAACTAAAATAAATAAAGCTCCAGGTAAAGAAGGAGAAATTCCAACTTTATATAGAGCACACAAAAAAATAAAAGCAGAATCTAACTGCCCAAGTTGGTTAAAAGAAGTTATAAAATAGTTTTAAAAAACTATTTAAAAATAAATCAGTCCTAGTTTAGATAATCGGTGAACAACGTTGTTCACCGATTATTTTTTTTATTTAATTTATACTAAAACAATTGATCAAGAATAAAAAAAATTGAGAGGAGATTTTGATATTATGATTACAGAAATTATAAAAAGAGATGGTAGAATAGAAAAATTTGATATGGAAAAAATAGAAATAGCAATAAATAAAGCATGTAATGATGGGATGATAGAATTAAAAAATAGAAAAGGTTTCTTTGAAGATGTTCAAGAAATGGTTAATAATTCTGATATAGAAAGAATGCCTATTGAATATATTCATAGACTTGTAATAGATGTATTAAGAAAAAATGATGAGTATGAGGTAGCAAATAACTATCAATATTACAGAGAAGAAAGAAATAAAATAAGAGATAAAAAATCAAATATAATGAGTACAATAAAAGCATTAGGAGAAGAAACTGATAGAGATAATGGTAATGTAGGAAACAATTTCTCTGCTAAATTATTAAGAATAGCAAGTGAAGCTAATAAATGGTGTATGTTAGCACAAATGGATAAAGAAATGGCTAAACATCATGAAACTGGGGATTATCATATTCATGATTTAGATAGTTTTAATTTAACTATAAATTGCCTTCATGTTCCAACTAAAAAATTATTAATGGAAGGTTTCAATACAGGTTATGGAACTTTAAATAGACCAAAAAGAATAGATTCTGCAGCAATGTTATCTTGTATAATATTACAATCAAGTCAAAATGATATGTTCGGTGGTCAAAGTCATCCTAATTTTGATAATGATATGGGACCGTTTGTAGAAATAACTAGGGAATATGAAAGAAAAATATATAGAGATAAAGGTTTAGAACCTAATGAAGCTGATGTTGAATATAGAACAAGAATTAGAGTAGAACAAGCAATGCAAAGTATAGTTTGTAATTTAAACACAATGCATTCTAGAGCAGGTTCACAAGTTCCTTTTTCAAGTATAAATTTAGGTATACCTCAAGGAACAGAAAAAGAACAATCAGATGCAGCTTTAATATGTGAATGCTTTTTAAAAGCATATATGACTGGAATGGGTAAAAATGAAGCTTGTATATTCCCTAATATAATATTTAGAGTTAAAGATGGTGTTAATAAAAAACCAGAGGATCCATATTATTATTTATTTGAATTAGCATGTGAATCAGCATCTAAGAGAATGAATCCAACATTCTGTAATATAGATGCTTCATTTAATCTTCCTTTTTATGAAAAAAATATAATAACAGCAATTATGGGTTGTAGAACTAGAACTATGGAAAATATTAATGGTGAAGCAACTCCAATAGGAAGAGGTAATATAGCACCAGTAACTATGAATTTAGTTAAATTATCAATACGAGCAGGTAGAGGTAATATAAATAAATTCTTTAAATTATTAGATGAATTGTTAGTAGAATCTGAAAAGAATTTACTTTATAGATATGACACATTGAAAAAATTGAAAGTAAAAGATTTACCGTTTGTAGCAGGTCAACATTTAATGATGGGTTCTGAAGGATTAGAAAATAATGATTCAATAGAACCAATATTAAAACAAGGAACTTGGGCAATAGGTTTCTTAGGTTTAGCAGAATGTCTAACAATGTTAACTGGTCATCATCATGGTGAAACAGAAGAAGCTAAAGAATTAGGTTTAAAAATAGTAAAACATATAAGAGAATTTACTGATAGTTTAAAAGAAAAACATCATTTGAATTTTAGCTGTTATGCATCACCTGCAGAAGGTTTAAGTGGTAGATTTCCTAAAATAGATAGATTAAAATATGGAGTTATTGAAGGAGTTACAGATAAAGATTATTATACGAATTCATTCCATATTCCTGTTGGAACTAATATATCTATAACAGATAAGATTGAAATAGAAGCTCCTTATCATAAATTATGTAATGGTGGTCATATAACATATATAGAATTAGATAATTATCCTACAGGAAAACAAATAGAAAGTATAGTTAGTAAATCATTTACACATACTGATATGGATTATATGGGAATAAATTTTCATATTAGATATTGTAGAAATTGTCAAGAATATTTAAATGAAGATGAAGATGAATGCCCTGTTTGTGGTTCAACAAGTATCCAAGGTATATCTAGAATTACTGGTTATCTAGTATTAGATGATAGATTTGGTGAAGGTAAAAAGGCAGAAAGAGCTGACAGAGTATCTCACACTTCAGGTAATTTAGTTTATTATAGTATAAGTAAAGGTGGTAAAAATGAAAAATAAAACAACAATTACTGATGTTGATATTGGTAGATATAGTTTAAGGTTTAAAGAACCTTATGAAATAGAGTATGATTTTAATATAAAAGATGATATAGAAATTATTATTAGAGATGGTATATTTGGATATGTAGAATCAAACATATCATTAGAAGATGCTTTATTAAAATTCAAATATTGTGTAGTTAAAATGTGGAGAAAATATGTCGAAGAAGATAATGGAATCCATGCAAGAAATATTTTAATTCAATTATTAGAACCTATTCAAATTTTAAAAGAGGAATATTCTCCTATTGAATTTATTGAATTATTGGGTTTAGATAATGATAGTAAACAGATGACAATTGATGTTTTAAATCAATTAAATGATAGTTTTAAACAATTTGGGTATCATATTGTATTAAAAATAGGGGTTGATGATTAATATGAAAATTCGATTGGCAGGTATTATTGAAAATAGTATAAATAATGGTGAAGGAATAAGAAAAGTAATATTTGCTCAAGGATGCAAACATCATTGCAAAGGATGTTTTAATCCATCTACACATGATTTCAATGGAGGTTACGAATGCGATACTGATAAAATAATTGAACGTATAAATAATGATTATATGATAGATGGTGTAACATTTAGTGGTGGAGATCCTTTTGAACAAGCAGAAGCTTTTGCTGAAATAGCAAAGAATATAAATCCAGAATTAAATATATGGTGTTATACTGGATACACATTACAAGAAATAATAGATAAAGCAAATGAAAAACCTGAATGGGTTGATTTATTAACTCATATAGATGTATTAGTAGATGGTAAATTTGAAGAAGATAAAAAAGATAGAAATTTAAAATTTAAGGGTTCAAGTAACCAAAATATAATCCAATTACGATAACTAAAATGGAGGTAAATGATAATGATAGAAAAAAATAATCATTATTATTTGTTAATTAAAAATGCTACAGGAAAAGACAAAATTAATTTAATAAATAAAGAGATAGAAAGATGTTATGAGATATTAACTCATATAATAAAAACATCAAAACTAAATACAGAAAAATCATCTGAACAAATTAAACAAGGAATACAAGAATTTTTAAATTATTTAGATGAATTAGAATATATAACGAATGAAGAGGAAAAGAGAAAATCTTTATTTAATGAAACTAAAGTCTATATTATTATGTTACAATTATTAACAAATAACTTATAAATATAAAACACAGAGAATAAATTCTCTGTGTTTTATTTATCAAAAATAATAGCTATAATAACAATAGTGTAAAAGATATACAAAATAATTATATATTATATAAATGATAATAATAAAAAGGAGTGAGTTATATATGATAAAAAAAGATAGATTTTATGAATTACAGAAAAAATATTCAAGATTAGGTTTGGAAGGTTTCACTTTCGATTTCATTAGAAATTCATATGGTAATAGTCAACAAAAACAAATTCAAAAACCAAGATATGGTTTAGCAATATTAGTAGGTCAAAAAATAAGATGTCAAGCAGTATTATTACCAGGACTTAGAACTAAGATAAAAAAACGTAATGGTAAAGAAATGCCTATGAGAACTTTAATAAATGTTAATTATAAAGGTAAATTAATAGCAGACCATATTCAAGTAAATTTATATGGAGAAAATTATTATGATGATAAACAATGGGATATAGATGATACTGATTACACTAAGCGTATAGATATTGTAGGAATAGTATATGAATACAGTAAAGGAGTTGACAAAAAATATTCAATAGCTTTAACAGAAAAACCTAGATTCCAAGATGATAAATTAATGATAAATCATGTTTCATTATATAATGAACACCTAGATGATATATTATATAAGAAAATATGTCGTCAAGGATTAGTTGACTGCTCTTTATTAACTAAAAAATTGATAATAAAAAGAATGAGAGACAGAATAAATGAATTAACAATGTATGAATTACCATATGATTTCTTATGGAATTATTTAATAAATCAATTCACATTAAATAGTTTAAGTATTTATATGGCAGAACAAAATATTGATTTATATTTAGATTATTTAACAACATTACAATGTGATTTATTGATAAATATAATGACATATATAATAACTTTATTTGAATCAGATATAACTATATTTAATTTATATGATATATTTAAATTAATAGTAGTACTATGTTCCAAAGCTCAAGGTATAGAAACATTTCTAGATTATAATGATGATTTTAATAGATTTTGCACACAATTTGATATGAGTGATACTGAAGGTAATCGTGGATGGCAAATAGTTAGACATAGAATTAAGAACTATAAATTAACAGACGACGATTTAGACTTAAGTAAATATGAAGAATTGGAATCAACATCTGGATGGACTAGAGCAGCTTGTATATCTTATTATTTATCAGAAATAAAAAATAATAAATATATTAACAATAATGTAAAAGATAAATAAAATAAATATATATTATATAAATGAATAGGTATGAAATATGGTTTTCTTAGGGGATTATTGAGCCCTGTTGGTTCGGGATTATTGAGCCCATTATAACCTGAAAGTTAATCATATTCATATCTGGTAAATCATTAGGGGATTATTGAGCCCTGTTGGTTCGGGATTATTGAGCCCATTATAACCTGAAAGTGATTTATCTTTTAGTTCAGATAATAAATGAATAGGTATGAAATATGATTTTCTTAGAGGATTAGTGCGCCTCGTTGGTTCGGGATTATTGCGCCCATTATAACCTGAAAGTTAATCATATTCATATCTGGTAAATCATTAGAGGATTAGTGCGCCTCGGTGGTTCGGGATTAGTGCGCCCATTATAACCTGAAAGTGATTTATCTTTTAGTTCAAATAATGAAGAGATATTAAATATGGTTTTCTTAGGGGATTATTGAGCCCTGTTGGTTCGGGATTATTGAGCCCATTATAACCTGAAAGTGGTTTATCTTTTACTTCAACAATGAAGAGATATGGTGATTTACCATATCTCTAATTTTTATATTTTTAATGGAGGTATTAATATGACTTTTGAAAAATTAGTAGATAACATTATTGATAAACTATTCGATGATATGTTGAATAGAGGACAATTCATTGATGATAATGTTAAACAAGAAATTAGAAAATCTTGGAAAAGTATAATAATAACTCAATGTCAAAATATCCAAGAAGTTGAAACTGATGATATATTGAAACAAATAATTTTGGATTATTTTAAACAAGGAGGATTTAAATGTCAATAGATTATAAAGAAATAACTAATTTAATAAATGAAAATGGTTTAAATTTTATACGTATTCATTTATTATCTACAGTAATAAAATATGAAGAAATAATAAAAGAAGAAATTAGTAATTCTAAAACAACTAATGTTATTGATATAATAAATAAAAACATTGGTTATATGAAAGAAGATATTAATGATAAATATGCATCAATAATATTTACAGATAAAGAACATGTAAATAAAATTGAAAATTTTTATGATGAAGTTAGTAAAATTTATTTAAATAAATTTTCAAAATAAATTAATTTAATAAAACTTTAGGAGGTAATGTTAATATGTATTTTAATAATGTGAATATGGATTCAATAAGTGTTTTAGGTACTGTAAGGGTAATGGATTTCAAAGGTTATGCTATTCATTACTATACAGGATTATTAAAAAATGAAGTTTATATATCTGTAATGGATGTTATAGATATAATGAAAAATCATTTTAACAAAAAGATAGGAACTTTTTATGTAAGTAAAATATTAATCGATGCTGGTATAATTCCTAATTACGTTAAAGTTCAAGGTGATGATTTTATAGATGATTATGTAAATAATCAATGTGTTTTGTATACAGGAATTTTAAAAATCTGTGATTATTATGGATTACAACAATTAAAATCATTTTTACAAAAAGCTGTAAAAATGATAGATGATATAGGAGTATATATAGAAGATTTAAAATATGATTATAACAAAAAATATAATAACGAAATGAATGTATCTGATGAACTTCGTATGCAAGATATAGAAACTTATGTTTACAATAATGATTCATATTATTGTAACGAACCTTCTGTATATGAAACAGTTGTTGATAAGATTTCATTCTTAGTATTTGGTACAGATATGTCTCAATTAAGATGGAATCTTGGATTATATAGTAATCAAAAAGTTAGTGATAATATTACTGATGATGAATTCAATGAAGTTGCTGTAGCTTCTAAAATGTTTTCATATCTATTATCTTGTAATTTCAATTTAGATATAGATTATATGGCATTTCTAGTAAATAACGTTTTAGAATTAAAATGTAGAAATAAAAAGACAAAACGTAGTAATATTTCAGATATAACTACAGGAGAATATGAAAAAGAATCAGATAATATATATGCTGATATGTTTAATAATGTTCAAGTATCAAATGAACATAATGACCCAGATGTAGATGAATTCTATAGATATATGTAGATAAAATATAAGGTATATGGATTTTTCCATATACCTTATATTTTTTTTTATTTTTTACCTTCATAAATATCTTTTAATTGTCTACTTAATTCAATTAATAATTTATTACCCATTATCATGTATTGACAACTAACTATACCTCTTGCTATTATTGAATTACAACTTAAAACAGCACCTATTTTTTCATCAGGTCTAAATGCTGTATATGCTTCTTGACCTTCAGGTATAACGTTGGTAATTATAGTTTTAAGAGCACTAAAGAAAACTATTTTATCCCCTGCTCCCAATTCATCATGTATCTTTATATAGAATTCTATTAAGACACCATCATTTAATGCAACACCTTTGAATTTACCATCATTTGTAGTTTTTACAGTTTCAGTATTTTCATTAAATAGCATATTACATTTTACTAATGGATTATTACTTTTATCATATTTTTCTAATAATTTTCTTCTATCTTTAATTCTATTATAATGTTTATTAACAACTTTTCTTAATGAAGGTGAAAGGTCATTTAAACTAACAGATGAATATACTTTTATATCTTCTATTACTCCAGAGTATTTAGTTTTAACTTTTTCTTTATTATTCATCATTATATCTTCTTTCATATCTTCACCGACATTAGATAATAAAACATTTAATGAATCTTCATCGAATGATTGTTCAAATCTAATTAATTCATCTCCAGATTGAACAGTATCACCTATTTTAACCATGTAATCAATGTTTGTATTTGGTCCTAATACTACTTGTTTTTGCATTACTATTTCAGAAGCCATATCTCTTGAAACTTGTTTAGTAACATAAGATGAATCTTCAAATGTTGCTGCAGATGAAAGTAATGCTATTTTTTCTAATGTACCTATATTAAATTGATTACCAAAATGTTCACTATTAGTAAAGAAATCTCTATCTTGAGCTAATATATCATTCTTTTTAAATGTGTCACCTTTTTTATAATTAGGAATCATTTTTTTACTTAAATAAAAACCACCTGCACCATTTTTAGCAATTCTATTATTGATTGATATAGCATCAGATTCTCCATTCTTATATTCAACTATCATTAATCCAGTATCGTCATTTAATTCAACAACTTTACCATCATCTTTTGCAATGAAAGACCAGTCTTTTGATAAATGATATTGTATTGCTTTTTCAGCACCATTTGTTATTAATGATGGTGATGCTTTTGATACTGGTGTTAAGTGAGTTGATTGTTTTGTAGACATTGCAGTTCTCATAGCATCATCTCTTTGTGCACCTCCAGTTGTCAACATTTCAGCAGGACCAAATAAATTTACATCATTATACTCATCTAGACGATTATCCATAGCTTTATTATCAATAAAACCTCTAACATCACTAATAGGTGGTTCCATTGTTAATACTCTTTGTATTCCAACATTACCATCAGGTGAAGAACTTATAGTATAGACTCCTGTCATTGATTTATGAAATGAACGTTGAACTTTTGTATATGCTTCTTCCAAGTTACAACCTGATGGTCCCTTTTTAGTAGCACCATGTAATTTTTGCATTTCAACTATTGGATTAAGTTCACTATAATCTTCAACTATAGTTTGGGCTAATATATCTTTAATTAAAGCATCCTTTCTTATTGATATTTTTCTAGGATTTCTATGATTTGCTGTAGCTTTATATTGTTCATAAGAAGATGCAATAAGTTTATAAAGTCTAGCAGGTATAAGTTCAGCTGATCTAAATCTAAATGATCTTATATCTAATTCTGTTCTAAATTGATTATCAACTAATAATTCATTAGCATAAAGTACTAATCCTGTTAAATCAGTTGGTAAAGAAAGTTTTTGTAAAACTTCTAAAGTTATAGGATCTATAAAATTATCGAAGAAATTACTAAAAGCATTAGCGATATTTCTTCTACCATAAATTGATTCAAATATATCCTGATATGTTAATACATCACTAAAATCATCAAATGAATAATTTTTAGTAGGTATTTCTAATAACCCATTTAATAATAATGAATTTTTAAAAGGAACATTACTAAATACCAAATAACCATCATTGAATTCAACAATACTTTCATTTAAAGCTATTCTAGGTCTAGTATCTGAAAAATAATATTCAGCCTTAATTTGGCTAAGTATATTTGATAAACCATTTTTATAAGCAAGTAATAATATTGTAGGAACATACTTATTCATTATTTTTACTCTAGTATACATATATTTTTTACCAGTACTTTGTTTTGAAATTTCGTCTTTTAACTGAGGAGATTTAGATAACATAAAATCAATTAAAGACATTTTTGTATCAATACTGTTATTAAAATTAGTTTGATATACTGTATTTGTATCAAAATTCACATAATAGAAAACATTTTTATTACCTTTTCCAACAGGTAATATTTTACTATCAACTAATTTTTCATATTCATCTATTTTATTTTTAGGAACACTATCTAGAAATATTTGTCTTATTTCTGATTGATTAAAATAAAATTTAATATCTCCTATTGCTATTTCTTTAAAATTACATGATAAATCATCATAATCTATAATTGTAAGATATTTAGTATTTTCTTTATCATATTTACCATTAATAACTTTTATTCCCTTTATTGGAGAATTTAAAGCTTTTTTAAGTTTTTCATTTAGTGATGATACTTTAGAACCATATCTATATACGAATAACTTATTATAATTTGATACTAATTGAACAGTATCTCCAGATACCTTTACAACAGGTAACATTAATTGTTGATTATTTATATATTTTTTATTTCCACCTATCCATAAGAAACGATTATCAATAAATTTAGGAACATCAAATACTAATCTATGTCTAACTCTTAAACTATCTTCTAAATCAATAGTATACGTATCTTTATAATTATTAATATCAGATGAATCTTCAACTTTAATATTTCTTACATATATTTGAATATCACTTTTATCTGATAAACAAGTAACTGCACTAAGAATATCTTTCTTCATTACATTTTCAACATAATCTTTATTTATATTAGGATATCTGACTTCAGTAACATTTTTATTTATAGTATCAACACTTTTACTGATATCGTTCACTTCTATTTTAACATCATCTGTTGATACTGATAGAATATCACCCAAAGTCTTTCCTTGTACATCTAATGTCAATTGTTTTTCTCTTAACATTTCATCTCTTTTAGATGATGCTGATGATTTCATAGCTACAGATTTTTTTTCTTTTGCTACTTCTTTTAATATCTCAGTATTGGCAGTAATGATATTTTCAATATCTTCTGTATTAGGAGCAACTCCTCCAGAACCTTGTTTTTCATCTATCTGTTCGATTGCTTTTTGAACAGCATCATTAACTTTTTCTTTAACATTATCAGGAACTTCTCCTGTTACAGCACTATATTTACCTAATATAGCATCAGTTATTGAAGATACTCTTAAATCCATATTATAAATTCTTTCTGCATCATTAGTATCTTCATCAGTCATTGTTCTATTCATTAATTTAAACAATTCCATCTTAAATTCAGATGCCACTGCACTACCAACATTAGGTTTATTACCTTTTAACTTAAAGCACTCTGAACCATTAACTCTTAATGACATACCATTATTAGAAACTAATATTATATCTAAATTTCCTAAATCAACAAATTCCATGTAATTGTATTTTATTAACTCATATAATAATGTAATAGGATTAAATTCTTTACTTTTTCGTCTTATCGTAGGAATAAAACTATTCTTATATTCTTCTATATTAATTATCATTGTTTTATTAGGATAATATTGCATATTACCTATAACTCGTTTAATATTTTTCCAATATATAGATGATTTTTTACTAGTTGGTATATTTTCAGAATTCATTTTAAAAATATTATTTATATTATTTAAATAATATATAATATTTTTATGAAAATCACCTCTAGATAACATTCTAGTATCTATTATTTTAATACTAGGCATTTCATCTTTT